CCTGTACCCACTCTTGTATCAAAGATTGCATTTGTCGCGCCTGTTTTTGTACAATACAGCCAAGTCTCAAATGTCCAACTACCAGTGCCAAAACCAAATCCTGCATCATTAGGTATTGCAAGGAAATCCCCAGACCCATCAAAATGATTGCTATACCCCCCATGCCTGTACGGACTAAATGTGCCAGCATGAGTATCACCGTTGACTGTAATAGTATGATTACTAGTAGACTCGTCAGTTATGTTATTATTGTCTGAGGTTCCAGTTGCTGTTGCTAGTAAAGTTGTATACCTACTGTTTTCTATAATAGTAATAAATCTCAAGGTAAATGATGAAACTGAAGGTAGAATATTTACTCCATCACTGGCTCTAAAGGTAATCGACCCAGTTAATTCAGCACCTTCTCCAACTTCTGAAACTGTTTTAGGAGTGATAGTAAAGACACTTGAATCTTGACTGATAGTAGCCATCGAGTCCATAGATCCAGCAGTTACATAAGAATATGATATGGGAAGACCGTCTGGATCTGAAGCGGCTAATGTAATAATAGTAGCATCCTGTGGGCTATCAGCATCCAACACATAAGATGACAAAGGTTGTCCACCAGAATCCCATGTTGGAGTGGTGTTAATAAGGGCTATATTGTACCAACCCGATCCATTCCAGATGTAAAGTCTATTTGATGATTGTACAAAAGCTTGATCTCCTATTTCGTTACCAGTATTTGGGAGTAAATCTGGTGATGCAAAATCTCCAACAGAAGCTTCATCTACTGCAGATGCAATTGTTGCAGGAGTAACACTTGGATTTGATGTTATTTCAGAAAGTATAGGACTTTCTATCATAGATTTTGCTAAAAGTCTTGCTTTACTTGGCATATCTTTATTATCCTCTAAATGGTAATGTTGGTGGTGTAAAGCTTGTGACTGCTGGGCTTCCGTATACGTTATATGTGGATATTTTTATATCACTAGCATACCCAGCATAAGGTGTACCGGGTCCTGATGATCCAAATGAAAAATATACATTATCAGCACTTGGATCAAGTAACCCAGCTGATAAATTACCAGTCATTACACGAGTTCCATTTAAATACAAAGAACAGCTTGTTGCTCCCGAGTTTGACATAAAACAAACATGTTGCCATGTATTTGCCGCAAGTTTATAACTATTTGAAGTTTCTTGATTAAAAAATTGGGTACCACCGTTTCTCACTGTTAATCTTAAATTGTCAGTATTTTCTTGTTGAAATAATATATACGTGATTCCGCTACCAAGAAACCAAACAATTTTATGAGCTAATCCATTAGCTTGAACATGTGTAGGATTTATCCAGCATTCAATTGTACACGGCGCGGCAAATAAATTTGGAAACCCAGGACCACCAGCATTTTTTGATGGTATTTTAACATAATAATCGTTGCTAATAGTACTAAAATCTATAGATTTAGTTCCCGCAAAATTAACTGATGTTGTTGTGCCTACAGTCCCAACTGCTTGCAAAACCGATCTTTGAGACTTATCAATGATGGATGCGTCTGTTCCTTTGAGGTGTAAAGATGTACCAGATGATGATAGTGGAAATGTAGGTGGAGTGAAATTGCTAGTATAAATGGCAGTATCTTTGACTATTCGTAAATCGCTGATATAAACTGAACCAGTGTTTTCTCCAATGAAAGCATTCCATCCAATACCAACATTACTTGAAATAAAGTTTGTACTATTTGATGCTGACCCTACACTTGTGCCATCAACATAGATACTGATTGTACCACTATTACGAACCCAAGCGACATGATGCCATTGATTTACATTAATGGTTCCAACACCATTAGGAAATATTTCACCAACAGTGGTATAAAAATAAACGCCTGTTCCCGCTTGAACGGTGATAGTAACATATGCTCCGTTTGTGCTGACGGGCCTTGTATCAACAATTTGACTTGCAGTTGTATCATTACAATAAACCCACGCTTCTATAGTAAAATCGTTCGTTCCAAAATCAGCTATATTAGTATCATTTATTGTTAAATAATCCCCAGTCCCATCAAAATACACAGACCCACCATGATCCGCAACTTCGTATTCATTGTTGTCGTAAGGGCCAAATGGTCTTGTTGAGGTATTACCGTTTACTGTAATAGCATGATTGTTGGTAGAACCATCTGCTATGTATGGAAGATGGCAGGTGAGTAATGAAGTATTTGCTATAGCGGTAAGGCGTGCAATTGGTGGAGTAAAGTTGCTAGTATAAACAGCGGTGCCTTTTACTATTCTAAAATCAGAAATATATCCGCCGAATATTTCATTATACCCTCTTGTAAATCCAATAGAGAGAGGCTCATCTATCTCAGATACACTTACAGTTTGAGAAAGCACCTGAGTGCCATTTACAAAAATTTTAATATTCGTGCCATCATATACCCATGCACAATGGCTCCAAGCATTACTTACTAAAGTAGTGGAACTTTCATAATTTGTTCCATTATAAAAACCAATGACACCAGTGCTAATAGCTAAATAACCATGGTAACTTGTAGTGTTGCTGCCACTGACACGCTTTGAAAAAATCGTTCTATATTTACTATAATCAAGCATGGGAAATACCCAACACTCAATCGTAAAGCTTGTATTTGCTAAGTTTATCGAAGCATCATTTGAAATAGTTAGATAATCCCCATTCCCATCAAAGTAAGTGCTATACCCACCATGCCGATAAGGACTAAACGTACCGGCATGAGCATCGCCGTTTACCGTAATTGTATGATTATTAGTGGAAGAATCGGTTATATCATTGTTATCTGAAGTATTCGTGACATCAAATAAAGCAATAGTGTGTTTACTGTTTTCAATACTAACTATAAATGTAAGTGTAAAGTTTGATATTTGAGGCAAGATATTAACACCATCGCTTGCTCTAAAGGTAATTGATCCAGTGTATGTCCCTTCACCAAGCTGTGCAAGTGTTTTAGGAGTAATCGTAAATACGCTTGAGTCTTGATTAATAGTAGCCATTGAATCCATTGATCCACCAGTAACGTAGGTGTAATTTATTGGAAGACCTTCTGGATCTGAAGCAGCTAGTGTAATGGTAGTTGGGTCTTGTGGGCTATCTGCATCCAATACATAAGAACCAGAAGGTTGTCCACCAGAATCCCATATTGGACTCGTATTAATAAGAGCTATATTGTACCAGCCAGTGCCGTTCCAGATATAAAGCCTATTTGTATCTTCAACAAAAGCTTGATCTCCAACTTTATTACCAGTATTGGGAAGTGCATTTACATCAGCATAGTCTTCATTTTTAGGGGCTTCAGCCAATTCTGATAATAATCTACCTTTTGATTTTGTCATCTTTATATAACCTTAAATTAGTCTATACTATTTATTATTACTTTTCTGTTAAAATCCAACCACGGCTTGCGTTATAATAAACTAAACCAAATGAAGCTTCATTTACATCTACGGTTAAATCTGAGTCTGTACCCTGTATCCTATCTGAAGAAGTTAATATAATATTATTTGTTGCACAGTTTCCGGAGCCATCAATAATTCTAATTTCATTACCAAATGTCGGAGAACTAGGTAAATTAATTGTTATAGAATTTGAAGATGTGTCAATTACTAATTTTTTATTTACTGCAGCAGTATATGGTGTAGTATTTACTTCAACATAATCATTAGCTAAAACACTATTTACAATACCCGTCACATAATCGGAGTCTGCTCCAGTAATTTTTAATACAGATGAAGTATTTGTTTGTAAAGTATTAATTACAACTTCATCCGCAGCTTCTGTTGGATCGTTAAAAGTAATAGTATTTGTTGTTGAGTTTACAGTAAAATCTGATGCTAAAACTCTAATACCATTTATAAACACCTGATAATTGTCTGTATCTATATTTAATGTTTGTGCATTAATATCAGCACCGGTAAATACCGTTTGTCCAGAATCTGCGGAATAAACATAGTTTTTAAAATATGACTGATTGTGGAAATAATTGTTATTAGTAAATTCTTTTATATATGAATTACTATGTGCTGTAATAAGTAATTCGGTTCCGTTTACAACAGGATCAGTAAGAGTAAGAGATGTTCCATTTGTTGCAGTATAATCAACACCATCTATAATTACAATACCATTTAAAAATACTTGAAGTTGACCAGAATTATATGATAAAGTATTTCCTACATCATCCGCGCCTGTAAATATGGTTTGATTAGAATCGGAAGTATATCTAAATGTTGTTGTTGCTGGATCATTAGAAGAAGTAAATGTAGATAAGATATATGCTGAATCCACAATACCCAATACTTGAGCAGAATCAACAGTTGAAATTCTTGCATTAATATAAGCCGAATCAATAGTATTGATATAATCAAACTGTGGGCTTCTGGCAAGAATATAAGCTGAGTCAATAAGAGCAACCGTTTCTGCTTCTGTCATTAAAAAACCATCAGCTAAAGCTGAGTCTAAACCTTTTATTTGTCTTTCTCCGATATATGCTTCATTTACTATTGATGCAATATAAGCTGAATCCACTGCTCCACTACCAAGGAAAGCAGTAATTGTAATTTCAGAAGAGGACTCTGCAGCATCGGTAAGTACAATAGAAGATCCGTTAGTTGCGGTATAATCGGTAGAACTCAATAAAATACCATTCATAGAAACTATAATTGCACCAGGATGATAATTAAGTGTATTACCATTATCATCTGTTCCACTAAAACTCGTCTGATTTAACGACGCTGTATAATTATATACATCTAATCCGGGTAAACTTCTGTAAGTTGATACGTTTGATAAATTATATGCTTGAATTGTAAGCTCGGATGTTGAAGGAGCAGCTGTATTAAGAACAATAGATGTACCATTAGTTGCTATATAATCATCTGAATCAGATAATAAAATACCATTTAAATAAACTTGTATATCACCAGACTGATAAGATAAAATTTTACCTTTTATATCAGAACCCGTAAAAGTTGTTTGACCAGAATCTGCAGTATAAATAAATGTTGATATACCATCAAGGGCTTTTGAACTTCTTACTCTTTCATTAATATATGCAGCATCTATTAATGCAACTGTATCGTTTGCAACTATAGTATTAATTACAACTTCGTCTTCAATTATTGCAGCTGTACCAAGAGTAATTGTATTTGTGATAGGATTTGCAGAATAATCTGATCTAAGTAATCTAATACCATTTATAAATAATTCATAATTAGAAGAATCAAATGCTAAAGAATTTCCATTTACATCATTACCACTAAATATTGTTTGACCAGAGTCTGCAATAAATTTAAAATCTACAAAAGATGCATCAACGGCATTTAAAGAAGAACGTGCAGAAATATAAGCTGAATCAATTATTGCAATTACATCAGCCGAGTCTATTGTACCAGTTCCTCCACCAGAATTTGTTGAAGGATTAAAAGTAAATATTCCAGTTGAATTATCATAAGACAAAGAACCGCCGCCTGATGCAGAACCAGTAGTAACTGATAATCCCGCTCTTGCCTCCGATAAACTAATACCAGAACCACCACCAGACTGTCTAGCTTGAACATAAGCCGAATCAACAGTATTTTGAATAAGAATAATTGTTGAAGCAGAATCTACTGTACCACCACCGCCGCCACTTATAACAAGATCACCAGACCCTAAAAGTGTATTTCCATTAATTGTTTTAATATTGGTTCCAGATACAAGTGTTGATTGAGCATCCGTAATACCATATCCAGAAATTGTGGTAGGTATGCCCGTTAATGAACTAAATGCCCCATCAAACGCATCCGTAATGCCATAGCCAGCTATTGTTGTTGGCGTACCTGTTAAAGAACTGAAAGCTCCATCAAATGCATCCGTAATACCGTATCCAGCTATTGTTGTTGGCGTACCTGTTAATGAACTAAATGCCCCGTCAAAATTTACAGAATAATCTGGACCAGAACCACCCATACCACTATGATTAGTGCAATAATAATGTAATCTTGGTGTTGCAAAAGTAACAGCTATTTCTGTATAAGCACCTGAACTACCAGGTGTTCCAGCAACTGTAACACCTGTTGAATATGTGGCACTTGGACTATTATTAGCATTAGTTGAAAATCTGAGTGGGTGACCAGAGTTTGATGCATCTGATTGATCGAACCTATATGTTCTGCCGGGTTGCAAATGAAGAACCGGACTAACCGCCCCACTAAAATAATATTTATTACCAGTTCCATACTCATTAGTACCGCTTGCTACAGTAACTAATACTGTGGTAATAGTTGGCAATTTAGTAGCAATATTATTAGTTACTGTTGTACTAAAGTTAGCATCATCTCCAAGAGCAGCAGCAAGTTCGTTTAAAGTATCAAGTGTCCCAGGGGCTGCATCTACTAATGCATCAATCTTTAGTTGTGCTCTTGCGTCGGCTCTTGCATCTGTATAATATAAATTAGTACCTTCAGTTAAATCGTTGGTAGATTTTGTTCCTAATCTTGTATCAAATCTTGCATCTGTATAATATAAATTAGTACCTTCAGTAATATGATCAGTAGTATCTGGTATAGTTAAAACACCAGTAGAATTATCATATGCTTGGGTTCCTGCAGAACCTAAACTTATAGATGTTCTTATAAGAGGAATAGCTCTAGCCGAATCAATCGAATTTGCTTGTACTATGTCAAGTACACCGGCAGAATCAAATCCGGATCCTGCTGCAGGTATTCCTCCAGAAGAATCTATAATTGTAATTATGCTACCGTCGGCTTTAACTGATTTTAATTCACCTCGTACAACAATATCTTGTCCTACATCTAGGCCATTTTTTACCTTAAAATCTTTATTTGGCATAGTTCACTTTCCCCGTGCCTAATTTACTACTGTTTTATTTGATACTACTTTAACTGTTCCTGTACCACTTGCCTTTATTAGTTTTAATTGAATTTGACCACCATTTTCTACTACATCAATTATACCAAGATCACTATCATTGGCAAAAGTACTTACTGTACCGTACTGAGTACTAAATACCTGGGATTTATTATATGTAGCAAGTAGTTTGGTTATCTGAGTATGACCTAAACTACTATCTTCCATATGAACGGTGTATTCAATTGACTTAAAGTTATTACTATGTATTGTTCTATCAAATATTGTTGCTGTGCTAGCAGTTACTGAAGTGGTGGTAGTTCCTGTTGATCCAGAAGATCCTGCATCTGCTGCAGCTTTAGTAGTAAAGATAGAAATTTCATCACCAGAATCTCTGGCTTCAAAGAATGTTAGACTAGAACTATCGGTATGAGTATAATCAACCCCTTTTGTAAGAGTAATACCATTGGCAGTAACTATTGTAGCGGTTGTTACATCATATGATAGAATACCGCCTTCTATATCCGAACCACTAAATACGGTTTGACCTGCTATTGCAACAAAACTATACCCAACTAATGATCCTCCTCCGGAGCCGGATCCACTTCCTCCTCCAGATCCAGTAATTGATAAAATATAATCTGAATCAATTATACTTGTAATATATGAAGAATCTATTATTGCAAGAACTTGAGCAGAATCAACAGTTGAAATTCTTGCATTAATATAAGCAGAGTCAATAATATTAATATAATCAAATTGTGGGCTTCTAGCAAGAATATAGGCTGAATCAACCATTGCTTCTACAGCGTCTGAATCAACACCTTGAGGTACCACTCTTGCTTGTACATAAGCCGAGTCGATAATACTAATATAATCAAATTGTGGGCTTCTAGCAAGAACATAGGCTGAATCAACTAAAGTTGATACTCTATCATCTGTATAATATAAGTTTGATCCTTCAAGAAGATCATCAGTTGTTTTAGTTGCTAATCTTAAATCAAAGTCAGCATTTGCTCTTACTGTAGTATAGTATAAATTTGTTAAACCTTCAGTAAGATCATCAGTTGTTTTAGAATTAAAGTCAGAATCAAATCCTAGATATTTACCCGATATGCTTCCGACATTTAGTGCAGCAAGAGTAAATCCTGTGCCATTTCTATTAATAGTAGCTGTTGGATCACTGTCATCGAGAGCAGCATCATCTAATCCATTGAATATATAATATTCACTATTTGTTGCATCTCTAAAGAAACCGGTATGTTCTTTTGTAGTGCCACCATCTGGAGAATAATGCCCAATAAAGCCAATATCTACGGCATCGGATAGTTCATTATTTTTTCCAAGATGAATCATTGGATCGTCAATACCCAGAGTTTGAGTATTAAGAATTGTTTGTGTACCATTTACAGTAAGATTGCCTGATACTACAAGATCAGAAAATTCTACACTGTCACCATTTAGAATAATTCTATTCCAGGCAGATCCAGTAGAAACATATGGTTTGTTGTCGGTGTTTATTACTGCAAACATACCTTTATGACTACTTGCAGTAGGCAGAGAAGAAATGTTTGAATATGAATTTCTATATAAAATCTTATGTGGACCAAAGTCCACATCTCTAATTCCTATTCCAGTAAGTAATTGAGTATAGGAAGAATCAACAATATTTTTAATATAAGCGGAATCAGCAACACTCTTAATATAATCAGAATCAGCATTAAATCTAATCCAGGACCGATTAGCTGCAGTTTTAATATAATCTGAATCAGCATTAAATCTAATCCAAGACTGATTAGCTGCAGTTTTAATATAATCTGAATCAGCATTAAATCTAATCCAAGACCGATTGGCTGCCGTTTTAATATAGTCGGAATCGGCGGCTGTTTTAATGTAATCGGAATCAGCATTAAATCTAATCCAAGACTGATTTGCTGCCGTTTTAATATAGTCGGAATCGGCTACTAATTTAATATAATCGGAGTCCGCTATTGATTTAACATAATCTGAATCAACTATGTTTTTAAGAAAATCTGGAGTAATTGCAGTTTTAATATAATCTGAATCAGCGGCTGCTCTTATATAATCTGTATTAATTAACTGTGTTGTTAGATTTGAATCAATTAAAATTTGTCTATCTCTAACAAAATCAGAATCAAATATACCAAGTATGTCTGCCCCGTTTAGCTGTATTTCTGTAGCATTAAATGTACCGTTTACATCAAAATCTACAGCTGGAACTGTAGTTCCAATACCAACATTTTTACTGCCGTTATAGTAAATGTAAGCAAAATCTTCAGTAAATACGGTTGTTGGAGAGAAAGGCACTCCATTAAATTGAAGTTGACCATTATTACTAATATTCAGATTACCTTGAATTTCAGTTGTACCACCAACTTTAAGCATATTACCAAAGCCTGGTATATCGGCTGTTACACCAATACCAACACTTGGAGTGCCGCCAGCTGGAGTTGCAGTAAGAGATGATCTTCCTATGATGTCAAATCCAAATGCAACACCGTCGCCCAAAGCCCTATCAATCATAACTTGGGCCTCAGCTGAATCCAAGAATAAAGTATCATCTAATCTACTGTTAATATAACCTTCGTCAATTACAGTAAGATAAGTTTGACCTGCTGTAAAGCCAAACATTTGTTGACGGGCAGTTACATAAGCTGAATCAAAGTATTCTTCTGCACTATCTGGTCCAATAAAGTATTGATTTTCATGATGTTCAATATAAACATCACCAAGAGAATCTTCACTCGGAATAAGTAAATCACCATTTAGATATAATTTACCAGTATAATTAATACTTCCGTCAACATCTAATTTATACTTACTTGAGTTTATTGGCTGTCTACCAATACCAATACCGCCAGATATTGTTGTGTAAAGATCATTTGAAATAGGATCACTATAGAAGAAGAATGGGTGAGTCATAGTAGCTCTGAGATACGGAATATCTACAATATTCTGTACATAAGGAGCATCTATAATTCCTTCAACGTATGCATTGTTTACAACATCATCCGTAATATATTGACTAATTCTCTTTCCGTGTCTCCAGTAATCTCCAAAGACACCAACGTGAACATTTCCGTATATATCTACATCATATGCCGGATCTGCAGCAGCTTGACCGATGGCAACCTTACCGCCCATTATAGATAATGTATTGGGTTCATTTACTGTACCAGATACAGATGAAGATAGACCAATTCCAACTGAATTATTGCCGTTAACAGTAATTCCGCTACCAATTGCAATTGATCTAAATGCAGAAGATATACTATTAGCACCAAATGCTAAACCACCATTTGATACTGTTAGATTTTCACCAAACCCTAAACCGCCAGATGAAGCAGATATGTTATGGCCAAATGCCATTGGATCATCAGTACCTGTTGATCCATCTGTAGTATTACTGTAACCAAATGCGTAGCCAGTTCCGAGAGTTGTTGTATTGCCGCCACCATAAGCATAGCCGCCATTTGCTACAGTATTTCCTACACCATAAGCATAACCATTATCTACAGAAGTGTTTCCGTACCCAAATAAGAAACCATTTCTAGTAATAATATTATTAGTACCAAATATATAACTTGTTCCACTCGGACCTGTAGAACCGGTATTACCACTACCATAAATATTAACTTGTCCGTTATTGGTATTTAAATGCCCAAATATATTAACACCGGAATTGTTGGAGTTACTATTACCATAAATTCTAACAGTACCTCGGGTATTGACTGCATTGGAAGGTGAATTATTAGTATTACCCCATCCAAAAACAGAAACACCGGCCCAGTAACCATTATGTCCGCTGTTATTTCTACCTACAAAAAGACCATTGTAGTTATTACTTCTATTATTATCACCAACAATTACTAAGCCACCATAATAACCGTTTCCATTATTACTACCGCCTATAAGTATACTTCTTGGTCCCGCATTATTACTTGCACCAATAGCAACACCGCCACCGTATGCAGCTGCAGTATTACCAGAACCAATAGCAACACCGCCCCAGTTGGTAGAATTGCTTCTACCTATACTGGTACCACTTTGGGTTGCATCTGATGTTGTACCAATTGAAACACCACTTAGATTAGATGATACTGATGAACCAATTGATTTACCACTATTAGATGAAGTATTACTAACACCAATTGAAACACCGCTAGTGTTTGCAGTCAAAGATGTACCAATTGCAACACCACCATTTGATGAAGATGCTACTGTACCTATAGAAGTTGAACTATAGGAAGTTGCTGATCTACCAATTGAAACACCACTTAGGTTAGATGGTGATAATCTACCAATTGAAACACCACTATTACTTGCACGTTGATCAAGTCCTATAGAAACTGATGCAGTGGTTGTTGTTGAAGATACATCTTTACCAATTGAAACACCGCTATTACTGGTTATTGATTTACCAATTGCAACAGCATTTGCAAAGTTGTTATTTACAATATTTTCACCAATTGAAACCGACCCTGCAAAGTTCTGGTTGTGGTATATGTTAGCACCAATACCAACACCATCTTGAGATGGGTTATCAATCGTATTACCAATTGCAACAGCATTAGTTCTAGGTAATATTGCATTTCCGGCTTTTACATCATAACCAAGGGCTAAAGAATAATCTGTAGCTAATGTATTATAACCTATACCAACCGATGCTCTTCCAACTTCAGTATCATCCCAAGTTACGGTTGTTCCATCTACTGCACCAACTCTAAATGCTCCCCTTTGGGGTATCCACATCATCCGAGCACCGGCATTAGTTCCATATCTAGGATTAATTGTAAAATCTGGAATTACATTTGGTGTTGTTATAGCAACTCCAGCACTATCCCAATCACCATGATAGAAAATTGCATTACCACTCTTTACAAAGAATTTAGTATCACTATCACCAAGGACCATATCCTGTGGTTCACCAATAACAACTGCACCACCAGCATCATAATATATTTGTTGATTACCGACAGCATCATTATTATAACTCCAAACACTTTGAAGTCTATTACCGATATAATTTGAATCAACAATTCTTTCTATATTTGAATCAAAAGATAAACCACCAGGACCATAATACATTGTAACATTTGAATCAAAGGTAAATGATCCGACTGTTGCATTAACTGAAACGGGACCTGTAAAACTAGTTGAACTTGAAATTAGATTATTAGCCGTTAGAGTATCAACTGTGGTATGATATCCATTATTAACAGTTACATTACCATTAAATGTTGCTGGGCCAAGTAGTGAAAGAGAAGTTGTTACTTTAGGTGATTTATCATCAATTCTAAATATATCATTTAGTGCTACTGAAGTTGCATCATCTGTAAATGATACAGTATTTGCATCAATAATACTAAATGTGCCACCATATCCAGATTTTGGATTTTGTAAAGAGTCTAGGAGACCTCCTGCACTATAAACGGTGTTAATATTAAGATTATCACCATTTATATCAAGACCCGTAAATGTAATTGTAGTAGGAAGTGTTCTAAGATTTACATTTAAAGATAGATCAGCCGAATCAACAGCATCTTCATAAACTCTAAAGGAATTTGGATTTGCAAAGAAGTAATCGGAAGATGAAAGAACCTGTGAATCACCTAAACTATCAATTCTATATACTTCGACAAATCTCTGTTCTGGAGGTGTTGGAAAATAGAAAGCTTCAAATTCAGAATCAGTATTTACATTAAGAGCTGCTATCAAAGCTCCTTGACTTAATGTATTTAAATTATTAGATAATAATGAAGAAGTTATCTGGAAGAAATAATCGCTATCAACTGTAACTTGTGTTCCAGAAATATTAACTGGACCGCCGGTTACTGTTAGTCCGCTATCAAATCTTCCAACACCAGCAACGTGAAATTTAGTTACTGGCTGATCTGTTCCAATACCAACATTTACATTTCTAACATTTGGATAAGTGCCAAAGAATAGTGTGTTATCTCTCCTTTGCCATTCAGAACTATCATTAGCTGCAGAAAGAATATATGAACTATCAACAATTGATTTTATATAAGCTTCATCAATAAACGATGCAAGTGTAGCTGCATTTAAAACAACTCTTGAACTAACATAAGCATTATCTATTATTGATGCAAGATAATCTTCTGTCGGCCATTGTCTAACTTGACCTAGACTATTTCTTATGCTTATAGGGCTATTGCCGGCATTGTCGTCCAAGTAATCATTAGCATCTTCAATAAGAATTGGTGCTTTACCTATATTTCTTACAGACAGAGCTAAAGTATGATCTGCTAATAAAGTAGGTGTTAATTCAGAAGGTTGAAGACCACCTAGTAATGATTTTACACTACCTGAAGGTTTATAGTAAAGAGCATCTGGATGTGCTTGCCAGAATGCATCATTAGAAACTCTTGCTTGGACATAATCAGTATCCAAGAAATCTATCATTGTAGGTATTACTAAGTTGCCTGGACGGATAACGTGACTATCAAATGATAGACCACCAATAGTAATAGCACTTCCGCCTAATGTAAATGCTCCTCCAACGGTAATACCTTGTGAATCAAATCTAAAGTTTTTGTTACCAGCTGTACTTGTAAAGGCTAAATCACCACTAAATGTAACACCTTGTGAATCAACTCTTAAGTTTGTACCATCACCTCCGACAAAAAGATCACCAAGGACATTTAAATTCGGACTAAGAACTCTTGGTGGTGTATATGGCACAGAAAGAACATCACCAGCATCACCAAAATCAAATCCATCAATTATTGTTATATTACTATCAATCAGACCTCCTGATATAACTGGAGGACCACCATGAGAATCTCTGCGAAGAGCAAACTGGAATGAATCAATTGGATCAGCAAAGTAGAAAATTGTATCTAAATTATTTCCTGCATTTGTTGTTAATTCGGTTAAAGGAATATTAGAAAGTTGTATGGCTTTGGTTAAATCTGGATCAAAAGTACGAACAGGATGACCTGTGTTTTTAACATATAATTCGTGATCATAAGGTACTTTAATTCTTACTGCATTAGTAATAGCACCAATAGTATGATCAAACTGAATTGAATCAATTCCTGTGCCTATTATAGATCCAGTTCCAAATCCTGGTCCGACTGATGTAGTACTACCAAACCCAAGATAATCTTGAATTGTTTTTGGTCCAAAGTATATCGTTGCTCCGCTATCAACTCTTATTGAACCAGCGACATCAAGAGCATAATCAGCATTATTTTTACCTATTGCAACTTTAGTATTGTCGAGAGAACTATCATTAGCTGCAGAAGTATTTAATATAATATGATCAGATTTATTATTAGCTGTTACATTTCTACCAATTATAAATGTATTTGTAGTATTACCTTTTATAAGGTTATCTTCACCAAGTATAAAGTTATTAGAACCAGTAGCTATACTATCAAGAATATTATTCGTACCTATAAATGTAGTGTAACTTCCTTTCAAACTTGTGAATGATAAATCACCGCCGCGGCTAATATTATTTTCATTACCAATAGCTGTACTATAAAGACCAGATACGGCGTTATTTCTTCCTAATGCAATAGATCCAAAACCTAGTTTTTCATTTGATAATTGATTATCAAAATCCGAGAATCTACCAACTCTAAATAATTCTAATTTTGGCTGATATGTTAAAAGATTAACATCACCGGCAATAAATGGAATTGAATCCATTAGTTGTGCATCTGTAACGGTAAATGTGCCGTCTGTAATACCACTTACAGCAAAACCTTCTTGTGCTAAAATATCAAGATCATAAGTAGCAATTTTATTAATTCCAAGAGGTTTAGGAACATTTGTAGAATCTACAACGGCATATCTAACAGCTTCACCTTCATCTACAAATGGTGTTGTACTTTGATAGACACCAGGAGCCCCTTCTTGCAAAAGTTCTCCTGCTAATATGATATTGCCTTTTACATAAAGGTTTCCGTCATAATTATTAAATTTATCACCAGAATCACCAATAATTACGTTACCATAATTAATAGCTAAAATTCTTTCTGAGTGAACATTCATAGGAACATTAGATAGGTTGATACCTATGGCATTATCTGCACTAGAATCTATTCTAATATTTCTACCAATACCAGTAGCATTATCACCATGTATTCTAATGTCCGTACCAAGTGCTACACCAAGATTTGCATCTATAAAGTTATTATCTCCAAATGCATAGGAAGGTGAACCTTTTAATATATTTGCGCTGCCTACAGCATAAGCACCACCACCAGTTATGGTATTATAGGTACCTATTGCATAAGAACCAGAGGCAGCTGTTGCACTTGCAGTTGTTCCAATAGTATTATTGTAACCGAATACACCAGCTAAATTACCATTTACATTATTTTCAGTACCAATACCTATGACACTAGTACCATATAAATGATTTTCTTTACCAATACCAATTGCAAATTGTGTACTACCAATAGGGACAGATGAATCGACTGTAACATCAGTACCTATTAATATAGTACCCGTATTATTTGCCCTAGTTTTAGTTCTTCTGCCTAAAGCTATAGAATAATCCGCTTCAGCTTCTGTTAAAGAACCTATAGCTAGTGATGCTAAACCTTTTGCTCTAGTTGCTTCACCAAATGCGGTAGAAAATAATCCAATATTACCTTGAATATAATCTCCAGAGGGCCCACCTCTAAAGTAGCCGCCTCTTGTAGCACCTTTTGATGTAATATATGTAAATCTTGATCCATTACTATCATCCATATAAGAAGCCATTGGACCAGCAAGAGTATTGAGAGCATAAACAATACCTGTAGAATCAATTTGGCCTCTTACAGATATATCTCCAATAACGTCCAATTTATATTTTGGAGTATCCGTTCCAATTGCAACTCTACCATAAGATTGTAAAGATATTGCATATGGATCAGTAATATCAGATAAAGGAATATTATAAGCAGCATCTGCAGTTGGTTCATTTTTTATAAAAATACCACCACCGGTAAAGATAGAACCATCTTTATAAATATTTCCAGTGAAGTTTATAGAACCGTCTTTTCTTACTTCAAAAAGTGTACTATCATAACGAGCTAAAACTTCAATAACATTAAATGAGTCAGAGTTCGGAGCATTTTTTGCTAGTGAAGATTTAAAGATATTTTCATGTGCAGTAGATACCAATTTAGCAGAATCAGTAAATATTTCTAAACCATAAAAGTCTCTTGGTGCAGAAATATTAGACGGTAGTGTCCAAGTTGATGGAGCATAATATGTGCCAAACTGTGCAGTTGTAAATCTACCTAATTGAATATCGCCGGTAGCAATAATTTTACCGGTATTATCATCAACATTAAATCTATAGTATCCTGAATCATATAATTTTTGAAAGGATGTTGCAAAACCGTCATTAGTGATAATACTACTAACATGATTACCGTATTTAAGACCTTCGGTAAATCCAATTGAATCATTATCACCTGAAGTTAAAATATAACCTGGATATAAAGATGTTAGTTTTACATCTCTTGCAACCAAGTCTTTTTCTACAGTAACTTGACCATTACTAAGATCAAAACTTAAAGAAGAATCAGAAGTTAAAGTGCCGTTATTATCTATTATTGCAACTGTATTTGGTTTAAAATTACCAAATGCACCAGTTAATTTGCCAGTAATATGTAAATTACCTATGGTTGCAGAGTCAATAGTAATTGCTGCTATTTTTGCTGAATCTGCATAAAAGTGTTTAAAATTTCCTGAATCAATTCTAAGTACACTTATATCTGCTGAATCTGCATCTAAATATGGAGTAATAATTCCAGATCCAGAAACAGTTAAATTGCCAGATCTTAAAACATTAATATCAGCAGAATCTATATTAGCATAATTAGATGTTAACTTATTTGTAGTAATACTATCTGCCTGTATTCCAGAAAGATAAATATTTCTCCATCTCTGATCTGAACTACCAATATCAAATGCAAGGCTTGTATTAGGTATTAAGTGAGAATTAATATCACCACTAAAAACTATATTATCTTCGTTGCTGTCACCAAGATAAATATTACCGCCTGTTGCTGATTTTATTGTAGCATTACCGGATACGGTAAGGTCTCCACCTACGGAAAGATTGCCTTTTATATGAGCACTATCTACAGTAAGACCACTAATTCTTGCTAAATTGATGTCTGCTGAATCAATATCTGCATACTCTATACCAGCGCTATCTATGGTTGCTCTTGTAATATCAGCATAAATAGAAGTAAGATCCGTTATAATACCACTATCTGCATATATTGCAGGAACATCTATATCTTTATTAAATACCCATCTATCAGGTGTAGCTTCATAAGTTATTTTAGCGTTGGCTGCAAATACTGTAATACCGGCACCATCTGCTTGACTTGAATCTTGAGCAGAGTCTGCAAGAACAATATTTTTATCATTAACGGTAACTGTAGTTGAGTTTACTATTGTCTCAGTACCATCAACCTGTAAATCGCCTTTAATAATAACTTTACCAGTATTATCTCCTACAGCAGCAGGATCTATAACAAAGATTTGAGGCCCATTTATTTGACCAGTGATATTTAAAATATCAATTTGTGCAGAATCAATATAAGCATGTTTAATATCTGCTGAATCAATATAAGCTGTAATAATTCTTGTTAAATCTACATCAGAAGAATCTATATCTGCATAATTGATTCTAGCAAGAGTAATATCAGCTGAATCAATGTCTGTATGATCTATATCTGCATATCTAATATAAGCAGAATCAATTTCCGCATTGGTAATTCTAGCAAGAGTAATATCTGCTGAATCAATAATTGCGTGTAAAATATCTGCACTATCAATATAAGCAGTAATAATATCTGCCATAATAATATCTGCTGAATCAATATAAGCATGACCAATATCTGCAGAATCAGCATAAAGAGCAGTAAATCTATTTCCTAGTTTACCAATATATCTTGCACCAACAATAAATATTTCATTTCCATCAAGCCCGGCTGGAAGATTATCACCAATAAAGTTAAGTACACCAGATTGATAATCAAAGAAAAATTCATCATTATTACCAGAACCAGCAGCAAATATTCTAGTCCCAGAAGTTTGTGGATCCGTTGTACCAGAAGGTGCAATATAAACTTTTACAGCATAAGTGGAACCAAATTGCGGAGGAATCCAATTAGTTAAATTTGTTTTCCAAGTTCTATTAGGGGTTGCAGTAGTATCTTTTACTGCTTCTATTGAAGAAGATCCATTTCCGCTATCATCATAAATTTCAATAATGCCAATACTTAAACTAGGTAGTATATTAGGTATTTGATAAGCATCAGTCCATAAATTATTTCCGTCCAAAAGTAAAGGACTTGCAATTGCTTCGTTTGTAGCAGTTTTAATTGAATTGATATCTGTCTTTGTTGCTCCGTAACCAAGCTTTTTCCAAAGAAAGTCTATCTTTTGATTGTCACTTATTGACATATTCGATCCTTATGAAATACTCAAAGCTGTTATTGACTGATTAGTAGACAGAGCAATTCTAACTAACCCTACATTTCCAGTAGCGTTTGTTAAATTTTCTTCACCGAGTGTCATTAAATAAGATCCGCTTAAAGCAGTATTTGCAATTATTCTATCATTACCTGTTTTAGCACAACCATTACTTCCATTACCACCATTGGAAATATTAGCACCAGGAACACCACCATCATTTGCTTGGATAGAACAGTCTAACCACCCATTTATAGTACTTGTATTATCTATTGTAGATCCCGGTGCAGCTATAAAAATTCCTTCAACTCCTGTTGTACTTGTTATATTAATATTAAAGTTTGCTACAACTGTCCTTCTAAATGCAAATGTAAAATACTGAATTCCCGTGTCCCCAGATCTATTAGGTCCTGCCGGTAAATATGAACCGTTACTATAATCAGTTAAATTATGTTCTATTACTCCATAATTTACTGTAGCTTCTTGTGTGCCTTCTACTCCCGGATCTGCTGTTTCAGTATAAACATTATTAGTATAAAAATTAGTTGAACTTGTATAACTAGGAGTATTTATAACTTCAGAATTGAAGTCAAAAATGCGTACTCCATCATCATCAAATCCAAATCCTAGATTATCGTCTACTTCAATAGCTATTTCACTAATAGGTGTTTGATCAGCATTATGTACTAATATATTTTCCGATAGTTCATGATATGAACCCCAACCATTTGGGTTTCTTGCTCTTACTTTTAGTTTTTGCATTGCTCTAGCTGAAGTAGTGCTTGTTATAATAACCGACATACTACCTAAAGCATAAGGAGAAGGAATACCAGTATTTGCAATTGGTATACCATTTGATAAAAATGTTGAAACACCATCTATTTGATCATACCTATAATTCTGATCTGAAATTACATTTCCTGTTCCTTCTAAACGTGTTGCAGAAGAAACTTGAAAAGGACTATTTGTTTGTTGATAAGTTTGGCCAATAAAATCTGAAATATTTAAACCAGAAACATTTAAAGTTGCTCCTGTTGTATAATGTGGAACTCCACTTATGTATTTGTAAGTTCCAGATACATTTTCTGAAATTGTTCCAGTAGTTAAAGATGGTGTAGTATTATTATTATCTTTAACAAAATATACAGTATTTGTAGAACCAGTTTGAGAATGAGAAATGCTATAACTATTTAAACCAACAGGCAATAATGTTACATTTTTAGAAATCTTTGCTTTAAATCCCTGATATAAATTTGGATGATAAATGCTAGTATCAAAGGAAGTTGGTGCACCTGTTGCATCAAATAAATTATAATCTACATTATCTGAAACAATTAAGCTATTATAAGTTCCGTTCTGATTTGCTGATGTAAATGTAACCGAACCATCTATTGAATTATTAATATTAGAAACTAAAACTCCAGAATTTCCACTATAAGCAATACCAGAAGATGTGACTGATGTTTCTACATTTCCAGAAGATTGTGTAACTCTATCAACATCTTGACTAGAAGTTGGTCCTCCACCAGTAGTATTATCTGTAAATCCTACAGCAAGTTTAGGACTGTCGCCTATACTATTATTAAATGATATAGTTTTTGTATTTAAACCTTGAGGTGCCGAAATATTAGGATTATAAACTTTTAATTCAGTTGTACCAGATTCTGGTATTAAAGTTGGATCGGCGGTAGTATGTGTTACTATAGTAAGAGTTAGTGTATCTTTTCCTGTTCCAGTATTGCTCCCGACTGGCCAAGTATGAACTAATCTTATTCCAGAAGCACCACCAGCACCAGTATTATCTAAGATATTATCTATAGGTGTGCCGTCTCCCCAGTCCATGGTATATTCTACAGTCGCTGGTCCATTTTTATCTGCTACATTTGTATTTGTTGATAAATTTGAAAGCCATAAATTTTGACCTTCAATAACATATAAATCATTACCTGTTAGTACAGGTGAAGAAATATCTTCTAGCCTATGAAGAGTAAATTGAGCAACAGGATCGGGAGTATATATTGTAATATAATCAACATTCGTTCTAAATGCTTCACTTCCAGTTCCAACACCATCTGTATGCCAAGCCCTAACTTTTACACTAGCCGGACTAGATAAAGGATCTAAATATTGATGAGTTGGGTTTACTGCTGTTACTGCTGAATCAATAGTACCATCACCCCAATCAATATCGTATCTATTTGGTGTACCATCATTATCTATAGTAAGTGTTGCTATAAAACCTGCACCTGCTGCAGTAGGAGATGCAGTAAAAGTAAGATCCCTACAAAAAGCATTATTTCTTACATTATTAATTGCTTCATTTAAACCATCAAGAACATCTGTTACTCTATCACTATCAACAAAGTGCATATAAGCACCATCTTTCCAGAGCCCATCTAAAGGTATACCAGCTTTAACATTATCTGTATATGTTTTTGTAACAAGAGACTGTGAACTATCTGGAATATAATCTACAGATGCTACTAATTGTCCAGAATCTGTAATTGATAATCTTTTTGTGCCCGCAGTATAAAATTGTAATGTATCATTATCTGTGCCAGGAGAAAGTTCTGCAATAATATATGTATCTTGATCTACATCTTTTACACCGCCAAGACCACTCCATACATTTCCGTCGTATCCTTCAAATGAAGTATCTTCGGTATTAAATCTTATTGATCCAATTACATCATCTGGTCTTTCAGATGTGGTACCTGTTGGAATAACAAGTTCATTATTAATTCTGAGATAATCAAGATCCCGACTATCTCCAGTTAATAAAAGTTTTAAAGATTGATTAATACCAGCGGAATCTGGCACTAAAGAAGTTATAAATTCTCCACCAATTTTTGCAATTCGTGGTGCAGTACCTGATGAATCAATTGGATTACCGACACCAATAAAAAGCGCTCTTGAAGAATCTAAAGAAGAATAAGCCAATTCACCGGTTTTAAGCGAACTAGGAATAGCTTGCGTAGATGATCTTTTTATTCTTATTATACTGAAAGCCATACTGGGTCAAACCTTAATAAATCTTGAATTATATACTATTTATATACTTTTTAAAAGGTATCACCCCCATCTAGTTCTTGGCTTATATATTTTTGTTCAGCGGCATCAAAAACTAATACATGTCCTTCTGCAAGACCTAAAAGAGTTGGATCATCTGTATTTGTTTCATCCACATCTACATCAACAATATCTCTTAATCTAGCACGAAGTTGAACCCGTTTTGTTGTAAAAACGGGTGTTCCTACAGTAATTTTTTTTACAACTGTTTTATTTGATACTAACTTTATACTAGACATTATTTACCTCTAAGTTACGGATGGAGTAACCTGTATATTACCCTCTAATATTCTTTCAACTATTGTAGCTTGTTCTGCAGAATCATATCTTGATATTTCAACATCATAAACATATCTACCCGGTTTTAAAGCATTTGTCTGTTCATTAGTTAAAGATAAATGTATAACATAATCTAAATTATCCGGATCAACCGTAGTTGCAAAAAATGATATAGCATCAGAATCTTTAGTATTATAAGTTTTTTTTAATTTTGCATTCACATTATATAATGGAACAAAGGTAGCAGTTTCATCTTGAGTATTTAATTGTTTAGGAGATCCGTCTGGATTATATAAATCCAGCCTAATAGTTACATCCGAACCTTTATCAATTGTTAAATCTTCGTATTGTGCCATTTTCTTTCTCGTTATAAAATTTCTATATCCGTAATATATAAGTTTGCACCGGCTGCTTTACCACCAGAATAATCAAAAGTTCCACATAAAAATGCAAAACTATAAGTTGCATCATTTTGTACCTGTACTGTTACTGTTTGCCATCCACTATCGCCGCCTACAGAATTTTGAGTTTCATTTAATAATGTTTGTTGATAGTGGTTTCCCGGAGACGTGTCCCAAGATTGTAACCAAGCAAAAACATCATATGCATCGCCACCACCAACTGCTCTCCACTTAAAGCGAACTGAATTACTTGTTGTTAAAGGAATCCAAGATAAGCTTGTTAATAATGGACCATGAACAACATCGTAGCCATTTTGTGTCGTTCCTGAGTTATACAGTCTCATACAATAATAACCTAGTTGAGTGCTGCCTCCTTGTACGGTATCTGTAGGACTTTTAAACTCAAAATTATAAACGGCGCCAGAAGCAAAATCTCCAAGATCACCTTGGCTAGTTCCGCTACTACCCGAAGGTGTCGGTGTAGGATCGATCGGCATATTAATACCTTTATCCGTAAATCCTGATCTACGCCAATATATTGTACTACCCGTGTGTGATGGAGAAGTACTTTTTCCTAAATTTTTATTTGATCTATGTACATCCCAGCCTAATAGTTGTGATATAGGTTGACTATTATATGTACTTGAATATAATGTAGTATTTTGAAAATTAGGATTTATAAAACCTATACTCGTATCTAAAAGAGTAAATGGTGTTGTCACTAAATCGCCGCCGTCAGAATCTAATCCAGGAAATCTTATTCTTAAATCTATATTACCTTCAGCTTTATTATCGGCAGCAAAAGAACAACGAAGATTTAAAACAGGTGTTAAATAATTTAAAACATTAAATTCTGTTGAATTTAATTCCCAACCAGGTCGTGATCCTTGTGTAAAAGCAGAACCAGCCCCTCCTATTTGTACGCCGTCTAAGTTAAGAAAATCTGAACTATCAAAATTGGGATCTGGGCCATATGCTGGTTCAATTACATAATATATACCTCTCCATGGATCATAACCAGCTGGCCAATTGCCTCCAGTATCAGTACTTACAGTTTTTACAACAGTACCCAATGATCTTCGTACATCATTAGTTGTACCGTTTTCTACTCTATAGGTTGCATCAAATTGCAAAGTAACATCATTAAAAAAACCTGTATTCGGGGGCTCTGCAACATGACTTACAGTAAAACCGGTTGTTCTTGTTTGAAAATCTCTTATACTTATTTCAGTTCCACGATTTTTTGCACCAATAGTTCTCCTACTATTTGATGTAGATGTTCCAATTCTTCCGTTTGGATCTTCTGGTACATTAAGCCAAGCACTAAAGAAATTATCTTGTTCAGGAACATATATTCCGCCTCTATATAAATCTGCAAAAGATAAAGGCTGGTTATTACCAACATTAAATGCTGACCTAAGATCATCAAAAGAAAATTCAGTTCCTAAGCTTCTTGGAAATAAATTTCGGTTATAACTCATGCTACTTTATCTTTATTTTTTAATTCTTCTATTTCAGCTTTTAATTCTTTTACGGCTTCTACAAGTAAACCTATCATATTAGCATAATGTAAAGCTTTATTTCCTTGAGGTGTTTCATATACTGCTTCCGGTAAAACTTTTTCAACTTCTTGAGCAATAAGACCTGGTAATCTAATATCACTACCTATATAATTAAATGTATATCCGTTTAATTCCATCACTTTATCAACAGGATTGTTAATAAGTTCTAAATTTTCTTTAAGAGATATATCGGAAAAACTAGCAAAACCTGTTATATTTCCAGAAACATATAATTCACCCGTAATATAATAATCTCCAAGCATATTGGAATCGCCAAACTTAGAAATAAATGAAGTATTACCTCTAGTTTCAACATAAGACGAATCAATAATAGTTGTTAAATCTACTGCAGTTACAGAAGCTCCGTGGCCATATGTATCAAATGTAATACTTTGTAAAACATTAGTCCCAGAATTTATAGAATTTGTTAAACCTCCGGCAGTTGGATGAGAAATATAAACTGGACCACTACCTGGAGTAATTAAACCCCCACCACTTAATCCAACACCAGCAAAGACACCTGCAGATTCTAAGAATATTGTGCCACCATTAGACTCTACCATAGATAAAATGTGTCCAGCATTATCAATTGTAATATTACGAATAATATTTGAATTACCAGAATTATTTATTGAAGTTGCAGAACTTATTGCGTGATTAAGAGAAATTGTATCATTTGCACTATCAAATATGCCTCCGCTTAAACTATCAAAGCCTATACTTGCATTAATTGTATAAGGAAAATGTAAATTATTATTGGAACTAATTGCACTATCAAGCTGTTGAACAGTAACAAAAGTATTACCTCCGGATAATACATAACCAACAAAGTCCATAACATTAACACGAGAAGAAGCTTGAGGCTTACCGCCTACATTAGAAATAACAAGATAATCTCCCGAATCTATGTCGGCTTGTTGAATTGGTGTTAAATCTAATATTCTTACCATTTTTTTTTCTTTCTATATTATAATTGGGTCATTGTGCCTGTTGTATCAATATCTTCGTTTGCATCAGTTCCGTACCAAAATAATGATACATTTACTGACCATTTAGTTCCACTGGCAATAAAATGGTTGCCGCCGGTTCTTCGAGTTGGAGCTGCTACTCCATTATTGCCTATTGGTACTAATACATCATTATTAGAAACATCATAAGCAACCGCAACTCCTTCATTTTTGCCATAAGGATCATTATTTGATGTTCCTATATATATTACATCACCAACTGAATAACCACCATCGGCACTAGTACATATTATTTTTAATTGTATATCATCGGGTCTTCTTGATATTCCTGTAGGAAAATTACTGGCGTTCCATCTATATGTTGCAGAATTAGCAGGTACTGCTATAGTGACATCTTGTCTATAAACCTTTGTTGCTGCTACTGAAGAAAGATCTGCTGGTTCAAAAGTAAAGTTTCCGGTTCCGTTATTATAAGTTAAAGAACCGCCGCCACTAGCAGCATTTGTAATTACAGCTAAATCTGTTAAAGCTATTCCGCCGCTGTCTGGATCAACTCTTGCGTTAATATATGCAGAATCAATTAAATTAAGTGTTATTGCTTGAGCTGTTGCTGAATCAATTCCTGCCGGCGAAATATTATTATTAATATTATTAATAATATTATTCATATTAACTCTAAATTGACCAGTAGCGGTATTATAATCAAGTGAACTGTCACCAGGGTAAGTTCCTATTGCAGCATAAACTCTCTGATTAGTATAATAAAGATTTGAACTACCTTCTTGTAAATCATCTGTTGTATTTTGTAAAAATTCTTTATCAAAGTAGCCTACTGGCATTCTAGCAGAATCTAAAACACCCGTAATTATCATACAAGCATCTAATCCGGGAATTAACTGTGCATTAAACACACCAGTTCCGACTTTACTTGCATCTAAAGTAGGAATATCAGAATCTCTAATGGTATTCGAAGAAAATGTAAAAACGCCTGTTGCCGGACTATAAGATAAACTAGAATGTGGAGCATTATTACTTGCGTTTAGTGATACACTATTACGAATAAATGATTGAGTTGTTCTACTATTAACTTCATTTAAAGCCTGAACAAGATCAGTAGTTACCGGAGTAGTTAAATTATCCGGATCTCCAACATTACTTGAGATAAGATTTGTTTTTTGTCTAAAGGTCTCAAACGTGTCTGTCAAATTAACTGTAGGTTTTCTGGCCATTTTTATACCATCTCTAAAATTTTAATTAATACTATTTATAACAAATTATTTAGATTTATTAGAAAAAGAGTACTGCAACTGCACCAGATGATCCAGAACCAGAAGATGTAGAAGATGCGCCTCCACCGCCGCCAAAATTACCACCATTTGAACCGGTTCCTCCACCATGACCGCACAGCACTTTACCATTTGATCTTACTAAATGTGTTGATGTACCATATTGTGATAAAATTAAATTTACTTCAGTTCCAGTAAGAGAACCATTAGGACCTCCCGCAGGACCGCCCGAACTTTGAACTCCCGCGGCTGCACCTGCTGCATCACCACCATTTATATTATAATCACCGCCTGATGCACCACCACCATTAGGCCCGATTTGTACAACATTTCCACCAATTCCACCACCGCCGTAAACCGGAGAACTTAAAGATCCGCCCGTAACTGTAGTATTACCTCCATTTGCTCCTGCAGCATTACTACTACCAACGCCTCCTGCACCAACATTAAAGTTAAATGTTTCTCCTGGCAAAACCTGAGTTATTCTTATTGCAACACCCCCACCTCCGCCGCCAAAACTTTGAGAACCGACACCGCCTGCTGCTCCTCCACCAATAGAAACAAAAGCAACATTTCTTGCTGAATTAATTGACCATGTTTGATTTGCAGCATAAACAGATACTGAAGTAGGTGCCGTCGAAAATAAACCAGTGTTAATGTCAAATGTAGGTAAAGGATCTGATGTTAATCCTATAACACCATTTAAAATAACATCATCTCTTATAGCAGTCCATGCATTATATAAATCATTAAAGTATTGTACAATATTTTCATCTTCATTTAATTGTGTCGGATCTAAGTTATTTTCATCAGTAACTATTGATGGTATAGTAGGATCTATATTTGTTCTATATTGGGGCCCCATATATGCTACTTGTGTTTCATCATATACCGTACCATCTTCTCTTGTAGCAAGCACTCTTAATTTTCTTATATTTGTATATTTATTTGCCTCGGTTAAAAATACATCAAATATTTTGTCACCATCTATTTTATATCCTAATCCTAAATGATTATCACCCCTTATAGAATTAACTAGATCTTGTTCATTAAATACTGGACCAGTGCCAGGAAGAGAAGATGGTGTTTCTTCTTTTAATATAATACCGCCTGATACACCATTACCGCCGTTATTACCGCCTCCTGCCGCCCCGGTTCCACCAGAGCCTATTTGGGTAATTACCATATAAATTGTTTGACCCGAATATGCAGATAAATCTAAATCCGTTTCTACTTTTTCTCCAGCACTTCCGCCCTTACCGCCATTACCGGATTCATCATATCGATCTGGTAAATCTCCTCCTCCACCGCCGCCGCCGGCTCCTATACCTGTAGCATCAGTACCACTACTTGATTCTCTTGCAACACCACCAGTTCCTATTGTACCATAATTTGGATCAGAAGATACAACACTTCCTCCTACAGTAGCCGGTTTTGGTCCACTATTACTAAAAGAAACAGCACAGCTTGCACCACCTTCACCGCCTGCTAAATCATAAGCTTTTATAAGAGTGCCGGTTGGCGATCCTGCTCTAAATTCAAATATAGTATTAGTACCATTACCACCTTTTCTATCACCCGTAGGACCACCACCAGGACCGCCATTTTCTCTACCATGGCCTCCGCCACCACCACCGGCAACAGCTATAAAAGAAACACTATTTCTTACACCTAAAATAACAGTATCTGGTGATGTTATAGTTGCAGAACCACCAAATGCAGCTGCCACTTTAGGATCACTCTGTACTTCTGGTCCATCATCTCCGGACCAAACTATTTCAGCAATTATTCTATCGTGAAAAATTTCTTTAAATTTTCTAACAATAGGAAGTACTTCTACTTCATCATTTAAATTTCCTATTACATTTCCAGCTACCATATTGTACTCCTACACTTTAAGTACACACTCAACTAATTTTTCTTCTTGATTTTTATTTGTTTCAAGAGCAATACCAACAATTGCTGTGGTTTTTAGTGTAGTACAAATACCGTCTTTTAGAGCAAAGACTGCTTGACCTTTATTAACGGGCCCTTCTACCCTTACTGGAACACGACCCTTTAGTCCAACATACTGCCCTTCAGCTTCACTATTCATCATAAGAGCTGGTTTTGTAGAAATTACACCAATACAATAATCGGACATTGTTGCTTCTCTAACTTCATAATCTTTACTATCTGAAACAGCAACTGCGGTTCCAGGAATTAATTCTTCACGTGTTGTATATTTTTCTGCAAGGTCAGCATACAGTGAAGAGGTTGCAACACCATCAAAAGTAGTAGCATACATAGTAGCAAATCTATTTGTATCCTCTCCTATATCATAGGTATTATTACTTGCAGATAGAACATGATCATTAATTGTAAGATTAGATGACATTGTTACGCCACCTGTAAATGTTTTATTACCACTTATTGTTTGTAAATTAGTAAGAAGAACTGGTCCGTGTGGATTTGAACCATAAAGAGTTGTTGGAAAACCAAATCCCAGAGAATCTAATTCAATAGGATGATCAATTGGTATTGGTGGTATACAAGGTAATCTGTTTATCTCGCCTTTAATTTTTGAACCGCGTGTATCTGGAATATGATTTGAATCTATAATACCAGATGTAATAATACTACCAGGCAAATTTGGAACATGTGCAACGCCCAACTGATCTGAAGTAATTTTAGTTGCAGATATATTGGGTATTCTTGCTGGATCAAATGTACCAGATGTTATTTTTCCTGCCGGGAGAGAAGGAACCAAGCTTGGTGTAAGAGGATTTGTTACAAAAGTAAATTCTCCATTAGCACTATTATAAGATAATTGTGCAAGAGAATTTGGCCCAGAAGTAGTTAAAGAAATAAGCTGTGCTATTTCAGCCGAATCTAAAAATTTATTATCTAAGTAATTAATAGCTGAAACAATACTTACATCATCAGGAGCTGGCACTTGAAGATTGTCTAAATCTCCAAGATATTCTCCTGTTAAGTTTGTTTTCTGTCTCCACGCTTCAATAGAGTTACTTAGGTCTACATATACTTGCCTTGCCATTAATCACCTATTTTATTTAAAAGAGTTGAAAGTAATTCTTTTATTTCTGTAACATCGTCTTTTAATTTTTCCAATTCTTGCTTTTCTCTTTTTTTCTTTTTTAATGCTTGTCTTGATTTAATAATTGTTTCATCATCACTTATTACAATTGCTCCAGACTCTAAATCTCTTTTATATCCTGGAAAATTATCTACCATTGCATATTTATGATTTTTCAATTTAATCTCCTAATGCAATTACTCTAAGATCACGTATTACAGGTACCTTAGTCTGATTTCCTGATCTCATAACAATTTTCAATTGAAACTGTGTAAATTCTTCACTAGAACCATCAGATTTACCAACTAAGTAACGATATTCTCTAAAGATAAGAGGATCATCATCGGAACCAATTGCTTTTTCTGGTTCAACTTTAATAAATGGTATACCTTCTATTGAAGCTTCGCTGGTTACTCTATAATACATATCAATAAATGTATCTGATGGTCTATTAGCTCCCATAAGAATTTTTAATCCAACTGATGATGCTGTTAATCTTACCGGTTTTGTTATATGTTTAGCAATAGAAGGACCGTCTTCCCTTGTTTCTCCAAATAGTGGATCATAGTATGCCGTTCTGTTACTGGTGCCCATAATAGCATTTACTGTATCACTATCTAATGAGTGAGACCATTCAATAGGCTTATTCTGAGTTGTACTTTGTGTATTACTTGGATTATCAATAAGATTTGTAGTAAGGGTTGCCGAGTTTCTTTGTAAGTCGATAACAGGACTTACATAAACATTACTTGATCTTATTTCAGCTTCTAAAACTAAAGATGTTGCAAGCTTAGAAGGTGGAGAAACTCTATGCATTGTTCTCATAATATTATCTTGATTAGGAGAAACCAACGTAGATACAGTATCAAGTATATCAACACTTCCTAAAATATTTGGAGTATTATCCGCATATGATTTACCAGTAGACATTTTAACCTGATAATCTATTCTAGTTTTTGGTGGTTCAATTGCTTGAACAGCTGGCCAAATAATATTATAATTATATGCTTGTTCAACAGATACGTTATTACCACCAGTTATTGATCTAAAATATAAATTTGGTTTTGTAAGACTAGATGGTGCTGAAAATACAAATCCAGTAGGATCAACTTCAGTTAAAGTAAATGGTGTATTATTTAAGTCACTATCTATTGGTGTTCCAGTGATTCCACTTAAATTAATAGTGTCTCCTACATATAAACCGTGTAATGGTGATCTAACGTAAACATCACTATAATTTGAACTATCTCTAAAGAAAAATTCTATAGGATCTGAAGCTAAGATTCTTTTTGGTACCGGAACATTTTTAAAGACGGCTTTCGTTGTTTTATCTACATGGAATTCAGCTTTATATAATGTAAATTTAAGATCAGTTTTAAAATCTGGTTCCCAAGTTCTACTATTCTGCGATTTAAAGAAAGAGCCAAGATATGGCTGAGTATTAATTTTTTCTGTTGTAGATCCTAATTTAAACTCGCCCATTGTTGAAATATATGTTTCATATGCATCACTATTTGAAATAACTACAATAGCATATTCTGTAGCTGGTTTTAAATATACTGGTTCTCTAAATACTGCTTTTGTTTCTGCTGAAGCATCTGAAGAAACAACTACATCTGATGCCGGAATAGTAACAATCGAACCCGGTAGTGCAACATCTGAAGATGGAACACCATTTACTGTTGGTCTAATTTGAATAGAAACCGGAAAAGCTTGATCGCTCGTATCTTTTTTTGAAAAGAATAGTCCGACTTCTGTTAAGAAAACACCAGTTCCTTCGGTAACTAAAAATGATTGTGCAATAGGATCTTGATAACCAAGCACACATTTTATTACTCCTGCGGTATCTTGAACAATTCCTGTTGCAGTTTCAATTGTGTCATCAATTAAATCTCCAGTAGCAGTAGCCACACCGCCCATAGCAGATGTTATTCCTCCAATGAGATCTCCTTGGAAAACCTCTCCTATACCATCAGCAATACCTCCAGCAACAGTTTGTAAAGCACCAAGGAAGTCTATACCACCACCTTTTGATCTAACATTTATTGTTTCCGTCTTAGTTGTAGACTCTCCGACAATATGAAGCATTCTTGTAGATAAAACATCTTCTTGTCTTGTAGTAAGTGTTCCAGTAGAACTAAAAATTGCCTGAGCAGCACATGATGCATTTTGCTTTTTAAACTCTGTAATATCTAATAGAGTAAATTCTAAATCTCCAGTTCTAAAATTACCGTTAGCACGGGTGCTTGATGATGGTATAAAGAAACTGCCTTGAATTTTACCCGAACCGTCGGTATAAAGTTTTGTTTTTCCGCCTAAATTGCTCGGATATTCCGTTGCTGATTTATATAAATTGCTTACTTCAGTTTGTTTTGTAGTGTTAACACCAGTAAATTGATCTTGTCTTACCCAATCTGCAATAGATCTGCCGTCAAAATAAGCAAATACTTGTGTATTAGGAGCTAAACCTTCGGCTTGGAAACTCACAATCTTTGATCTCATAAAAGGTAAAAATGCAACATCAACGACCCGATCATCAATTATTTCTCTAATAGTTTCTGAAGCAACAACTCTATTTACAACAGTTTCTGTTGTAACATCAGTTCCTCTAGTAGTTTTTTTGTTCCAGAACCAACCTTTTGTTTCTTTCCAATCTCTTCTTGATATTTCATTAGTAACTGAAGCTTCAGCTCCGACATCAAGACCATCAATATCAGTGCCGCCCCAATTCCATTCATGGGCTCCCCATTGAAGTGCCAAATCAGTATTAAGCAGAGTTCCGCCGGGAATAATTTTTTCTGGAAGATAATCTGTTTCATACCAATCATCTGATGCAGGAGAAAGAGTTAATGATCCATTATAAAATAAATTTAAATAAGGATTAACATTTATTGTAGAGGAAGCAACGTCTTGAACAATATAAGGTGTTGTAGTATATGTTGTATATACATTATCGCCTTTCATAATTGTATTTGTAGAAGCATTTGAATCGTAATAAAAACCAATATTATTTGTAATTGCTCTGGGTCTTAACGCTTTATTTCTAGGATCTATTGCAGCAGAATAATCAGGATGTGTAATATCGGAATAATATTGATTTTCAAAATTATCTGCCATAAGCCCAGATTTAGTTCTGTTTCTATTATCAGAATCTAAAACATCAATATTAGCAGTATCCATTTCTAATAAAGTGAGAGATGTTACCTCGGTAAGATCATCAATCTTTTTTTCAATCTTTGCTATATCTCTCATAGTATAACGTTTATTGTCAAGCATAGTGAATTGCAAATCTTTAGGACCGAAAGTTCCTGGATTCATTCTAACTCTATAAAGTTCCATAGCATCTGGAGGAGTAGGCGGGAATTTAGGTGTTAAACTAGGTCTACCTTGAATATATTTAAATTCACCTTCTTGTGTTAATAATACTTTATCATATCTTGCTTCATATAAATTTACGTCTGCTATAATAGTAGAACCATTTCTTGGTAAAATAAAAACTTCAGCATCTGATGTTGAAAATGTTCCGCTACTACCTTTTGATGATCTAAAATCCAAATAATTTTTAAGATCAATATATTGACCATTTGCTAATTTATAATTTGGTATATCTTGATAATTTATACTAGAATATGAACTTGGTCCAAAAAAGTCTCCAGAACCATGTTCAAAATAAGTAAACTCTACATATAATGTTATACTTGTGTTATTAAAATTACCTGTTATTGTTCTACCAGATTTTATTCTAATAGAACCTTTAGCATATAAATTATCTCTTTGTCCACCATCAACAATAAATTTATCAGTAACAAGATTACCGTTTTTTGATTGAACTCTAATTTCTTCTACACTAATAACATCAGTAAAAGGTAAAGAAGCTGTGCCTACACTAGGATTAAATGTTACTAAAGCTGATGTAGAAATCTTTGTTTTAGATGCAACCGTTGCTTGTTGTTTAAATGTATATGCATATACTTCATAGGTATCGCCAGCAACAACACCATTATCTACAAGAGGATCTCCTGTTGAACCCTTTAAACCAGAAATAGTTATACTTGAAAATCCTACTGAACCATAGCTAGGAGTTTGACCAAGCGTTACTCCGCCAGCATCTGCAATAACCCATCCATTAGTATCAGTAAAAATTTCACCTGCTGGAGCATTTATAGTGATAGTTCCTGCACCATTTGCAATAGATGCTGTAGCTGTATATCTTCTTGCAAGAGTCATGGAAACATCTGAAACTGAACTTGGTCTCTCGCCTGGTATCTTAAAGAATAGCTCATTTGCTTCTGATTCAAAAATAGACACTTTATTATTATTTCTAACAAGAATCATTTCTTGTCTATCACAATTACATAAAGAAACTTCAACACCAATTGATTTTGCATCTCTATTAAACTGTTTACCTGGATTCATATTAATGTCAAATATATATACTTTATATGTACCCGAACCAGGTTCACCACGATCTATACCCCTTACTCTTAAAGTTCCTATAGTATCGGGTGCTGTGCTACTAAAAGTAGGAGATACATCAGTATCACTAATTGTAAGTAATTCAAATACGTTTACGTTTGGTATACCATAAAAACCTTCTTTTACAAGAATATAGTTTCCATAGTTACCAGAAATACCTTGATTTTCTTGAGTTACCGTAGTAGTTGATCTAGGTACACTTAACGAACTTGCAGAAGATTTATTTATTCTGTAACCATTTACATAAGCCGTACCACTACTTACAGATAAATTAAGTTTAGAATTATCAGTACTATGATCTTCCCAAGAAATTCTAAAAGGTTTTACTGTATAATTACCAGACTCTTCCCTGGTACGTACAGCCATAATATCATTTATTTTATTATATTGTTCATATCCAGTAACCGCTTCTGATAATACACCATGTTCAATTTTAGCATAATAAATAAATGTTTCACCGGGCTGAATGGTATTTTTATTTACAAGTTCAAGTTTAATTGTATATCTGTCGGCACCAGGAGCAGTATAATTAGGCAATTCCCCCTGATTATCATATAAAGTATCATCATCATCGGCTGTAGTTATCACTTGGGTAAGTTTAAAACCAATGGTAGCAGTTGGGTTTGAAAAATACTTTGCTACAATTAAATCTTGCCTAGGAACATAAACAAAATGACCTTCTGCAAAAAATGTTGCTGGTCCAGCAGAAACTCTAAATCCATAACCAGTTGCCGGATCTGCTGTAGTATTTGTAGTTTGAGCAACTAATACCAAAGACCCATCTTTTTCAAGTAATTCTTCTCCAGGTCTTATTGAAGCCGGAGTTGTTCCGGATGTGCCATTTAATGTATCAAGATATTGTACATATATTGTAGCCGGATCATTTACGGTAGCTTCAATGATTTCAATTATTTTTACTGAAATGCCAGATAGCTGCCCAACAAAAACTTTATCTTTAAAATTAGATATATTAGCAGGAAGAGCAACACCAGGAGTTACTACATCTGTAGGATCAGTATTTAGTTTAACATATCTATAACGAGTATTGGCAGTAACTGAAGCTGCTTCAAGTGAAGCCCCCTCTTTAAAAAGATTTGTACCAAGCCTTTTTATTTCTTCTTGAATAATCGATTGAAGCTGATTTAATTCTCTGCTCTGAAGGGCTTTACCACTTTTAAATAATACTTTATGATATCCCTTATCAGGATCAAAGTCATCTCTATAAATCTGATTTTCTAAATTTTTAGTGTAATTAATAGACATTAGCACTCATCCAATTGAATAACTATTTTAATATCTTCTGTTTGATTTGCAACTCTAGTAACTGCAGACCTATTATCTATATACAATACTTCACCTGTAAATGGATCAACTTCTGATCTTATTAACGGATTACCTATGGTTCCTTGACCTGGACCGGTTAATTCTGTTATAGTTTCACTTGCAATAAAAGGTGCATAACCAGTAGAATCATTTTGATGATATAACAATATGTTTTGGTTCGTTTGATCAACATAAGCTCTAGCACCACTTGTAGCACCAATAATAATTTCATCTGTTGAAAATGCAATAGGATTTGTTGAAAGAGTCATCGATTGTAATGCATTACCAGTAAGACTTGTCCATTGGGAACCTTGTGCAGAATCTTTAATTCCTCTAATAATACCAATCTGTCTATAATCTTGATTTATAAGCCAATCTGATGTATTTCCGTCAACTCTTACTCCAATCATCATAGAACCACATTTAAGATCAGAAGATGCATCTCCACCAATACCCAATCCGCTTGACATAATAGCTCTTACTTCACCGTTTGTCCCATCCTGATCTGTAAGTGTAATTTGAGCACCTCTTAATCCATGAACATAATTTAAAGTTGTTCCTGAAGAATCTGGATTATATTCTGCTTTAATAATTGAACCCGTACCGGAATCTAAAGTAAAATTGACAAGTGATGGATAATTAACACCATTAATATTTACTGAAGGATTGCTGTAATTTGATCCGCCTGCTATTACTTCAAAGGAAGTAATCATTCCTGGCTTTGCAGTTTGTTGTATTTCATATTGCTTAATTTCATTACCTGTAGAATTTGAATCTACAGATAAAATTCTATTAATAGGCATATGATCATTAGTCATAAATAAAGTAGCATCTAGTGCACTAATAGTATAGAGAAATTTCCAAACATAACCATCTGAAGTTTCAAACGGGTCATTATTAGCTCCTGTAGGTTCTACTATCGAAGGTACTGCAGAACCAATTGAATCTGTTCCTTGTCTTAAACAAATATAAACATCATTATTATTATTTGCAGTATAAAAATATTCTGAACTATAATCTGTTAAATCTTTTTTATCATCATATGCAACGTATGTAGATCCTGTTTTCCAGGATTTACGAGGAACAACTAAAGAAGCTGCCGCTACTCTATGAATAGATTGCAAACCATTCCTAAAATCATTTTGGATTCTAATATTGTCTTTTGCAACAGGAGCAGAATCTAAAGCATTCCATGGATTGGATCGAGACACACCAATATAATAGTTTTCTGTAGTATTATTAATACTACGAATAGTCCCAATCATGAGTTCTTTTTTAAAGTTTTGTGTTACAACTGTTGACATACTCTACCTATTAAATTATTGCGTCCTTTAAATATAACAGATTCTTGTTTCTTAATTCTTGAATAGTTACATTTTTCATATTCTGGTTATCACCATAATTAAAACTATTTATATTGAAAACAGCATTAGAATCGTACTTAATCCACTCATATATACTATTAAATTTATGTGAAAGATTAAATTTAACAGTAATATTTCCTGGACCATCCTTTTTAAGATTTATATCTAATATTCCATTAGAATCAAGTATATTATCAATCCTTAATACTGGTGCTGTAGTAGATACAAATGATGTTGCATGATTAGCAGCATCTAAACTATCTCCTATACAAAAATAATCACCACCAAAAGAATCACCAAGACCAGGTAATGCAATTTCAAGATTTGTGGAAGAATAATCACCTTGCAAATACATTCTTGAAATATATGTCTTACTATCGCCTCTTGTAATTTGAGCAAGAGTTTTATTTAATTCTTGTGGCACATTAATTTGTATTAAAGATGAAGTTAATGTTGGAGTTTCTGTTCCTAGAGTTTTTATTGTTGCTGGAGATGCTTCAAATATACTATAGCGTTCACCATCGACTTCTGTAAGACCAGGTTGATAATTACTATCTTCAGTTCTAAGTGTTGGAGATAAATTTATGGCTGCAAGATTTATTTCTTTATTACTATAAATTCCACCATTGGCGGAACTTTGAATAGAAAACCCAGGACCTTCAAGTGCTCTTCCATAACTGTCTTCAATAAACCATCCTTCACTATCAGTATAATCTAATACATTTCGGTATCCAAATCTTCTTGTATTTAATCCGCAAGTGTATTCTTTAAATCCATCCATCACAAGAATATCAATATTACCCATATCGACTTTACTGATAACACGAGTTTCTACCGACATTCTTGGAATTGAGCTGTCTGTTTCAATTCTTAAATTTAAAGGTGTTGCATCAGAAAGAACACCAACGGGTTTATATTTTGGATTTGTATATAACTGTGCATCCGCATGTAAATAAAAACCTGCAGGGTGCACAAACTTTTTATATAATTGTTCCCATTGCTTTAAAGGTACCGAAGTTTTTACTAAATGTGATAATACTTGATGTAATCTACCGTCTTGAATTTTCTTTGGCGAATTAGGTCCAAGTATTGATAAAGGATCGTCTAATAAAAATATTTTTTCTTTTGGGTATTCTATCTCTACATACGTATCGAAAAAGCCACGGAAAAACCCTTCTGCAGAATAAAGAGAACCTTTTACTCTGAAAAACTTTGCAAGATTTTTTAATATTTCACGAGGATTAGAAATAAATTGAGAAGATAAACTAAGACCAATTTCTGCAAAAAGAGAATCAAGATATTTTAAATCCGTTTTTCCAATATCTCTTATTTCATATAAATCTTTTATTGTATTTCCAAAATTTCCATCAGAATCTAAAGCGTCATAATATGATTCCAAAAATTCTACAAGATTTGGATAATCAGTAACAAAATATTCCGGGAGAACATCCCTTACATAATCTGCTCTAAGTGATATATTATTTCTATCTTCAGACATTATATTACAGTGCTACCTTGGTATCTTGTTCATTTTTTATTGGTTGCATTACTAGTTTTGAAGTGTCTAATCTTAATACATAATTTCTAAGAGGTTTGATCATGCTTTGATCAATAGGTGTTGAAGTGAAAGATATATACGATTTACCACTTAAATTAGAAACCGGATTAAAACCATAAAGAGTTACACTACCCTTTTCATAATCATAATTACCTATATCTTCTTCAATAATAGTTCCGTTACTTGAAATAACTTGTAATATATTAGAGTTTAATTTATTTTTAACTCTACAACTAATAGCATCATCACCATATGTAAATAAAGATGATTCTATACTATAATCCTCTGCTTCAGCAGGAATTAACATCACTGGAAAATATATATTGTAATTGTTGGCAGATCCTAAAGTCACATTAACTCTCTGTTGAATTTTAATATCCATTTTAGCAGAAAGTATGGCTCTGTTTATATCACTTACTTCTGTCAGAATTTCTGATCTACTAAATGATTTATTAAATGCATTTAAATTTGTTGAAAAATAATCCTTTAAAAAATTATAAATTGCAGTTTGAATTCCAGATCCCGTAACGTTTGTTAAACTTGGATCAAAATTAAAATTTCCAGTTATTTCTAAATAAGTTTCTTCTGGGTTAATAAATTTATTAGAAATTGACATAACAGAAAGCTGATCGGTAAAATTATTTTTTATACTATCTTCAGTTGATGTTTTTACCGTATCTGATGTACCGTCTTGATACTGAAGACTAATATACACTTTACCGTAATCAATAGGTATATTATCTTCACCTCCCCATACCACTACATCTTTTATAACAGGAAAATTTGAAAGAATCATTGCTCTATAATCAGCTGCTGTTACTAGTCTTTTTTGAGTAGCAAATTGTAGAGGTGCTAACTTACGAATTGATTCTATACTTTCTTTTTCATAGCCCTCTGTTGAAGGAATTTGAGATTGAACTTGAACGGAATAATTAATTCCATCATAAGTAAAAAAATCTTTACTTTTAAATCCGCTACAGCCGTTTGCAGAAGTACCGCTGGAAGAAAAATATCTTACAACAACTTTACTTCCTATTGCCGGAGATTTACCAAAACTTTTTCCATCACCAAAATTAATTTCATAATATCCATTTGGTGCTTCTTTTATATCAAAGAAAGTAGTAGTTGAATCAACCTTAAGTGCGGTATCTAAGAAATAATAAGAAGTATATTTTGTAGATGTAGGTGAATCATAAACATCAACTGTTATTTTTCCCGTGTCAAGAGTTTCATCTGGAATTACATATATCTGATTTTCTGGTGTATCATCAACAATAAATGTTTTTGTTTTATATTTTCCTTGAAAAATCTTTATCTGATTATTGTTATCATCGTCAACAAACTCATATAATCCTGAACCATTATCTGTTGCGGTATAATTTTTATCTGTTATAAATGTAAAAGTATCATTTTCATTTTCAGCAGTAAAATTCCAACCCGAAGTTAGCGTTATACTTGTAGGTCTATTAACCACACCCGATAAATTTACATATACACTTATAGCAGAAGAGGATGGTGTTCTTGATCTTGGTCTATAACCTAGAAGTTCTGCATGAGACACTACAGAAGAACGTAATTGTGCTGTATTTAAAAATGCTTCGTTAGTAGCAAAATTTGCAGTTAAACCATTAAAGTGTGTATTATATGCTAAAACATCTAATATATTTGAAAGACCTGAAGCTTCAAAATCATAATCAGAAAATTCTGGTTGTTGAGCAAAATAAGTTTTTAAACTATTTCTTATATTGCCAAAATCTAAAGCCGTTGATGTAATATTTGTTGCCATTATCTCAACCTCGAAATTTCTGTTTCTAAAGTAATTATTTCATTTGTATTTAATATACGAAAAGTAATTGATATATCAAGAGAATTTGCATAGTCAACAAGCGAACATGATATATCGATTACTTCAGCTCTTGGTTCATAATTTTCAATAGCAAGTTTTATTCTTTGTTTTGTTTCAAATTCTGTAAATGGGTCTCCAAGTTCAAAAAGCATATCTCTAATATTAGCACCAAAAAAAGGAATAAAAGGTTTTTCATAGTGATTAGTAAGAATTAAATTCTTTACTGCCTGTTTTACCGCATTTGCGTCCGTTTTTTTAAATATATCACCATTTCTTCTTTTTTTAAATGATAAGTCAATATCAGAATAGTTACCCTTTCCAAGAGCCGTTATTTGTACTCCTGTATCTAGTTTTCTATCTTCAATTGATAATGATCTTGTTGGCATGTTTTTCTCTTATTTTATTGTATTATTTATAATGGTTTTACGTGCTTAATATTTCAACCAAATCTGTTGCTGTTTGAACGGTCCCATTATAAACAGTTTCAACACTTCTATTAAAGTACGCTGTATAATTTTCTGGCATTGATGGCATATTTACCACCATTTGAGAATTTAAAGAGCCGTTAGGGTTGTAATTATCATAATATAAACTTATTTTTTCATAATCACTATTATCTTTTAGATATACTGCAAAGTCAAATATTTTATCATTTGCTATATTACCTGTAGTAGAATCATAGATTTCATAAGCTACAGATCTTCCGTTTTCGGCTAATTTTTTAGGAGAACCGTCTGATAAAGTTTCTTTAGGTCCTTTCTTATAAAGACCCTCTGCAACTACTAAATCATATCCTTCAAATTTTTTCAATTGATTAAAGGTATTAATTATATTTGCTTGTGGGTATAAATTTCTTGCTATAATTTTTCTTTCTTCTGAACTTTTTGTATGATCAAAATTTACTGGATCTTTATCTGATGCCACAAATTTAGAAATAGGAACACCTTTTGCAAGATGTGTTTGCATTGTAATATCTCTTTGATTATTAGGGTCAAAGTTTTGATCAACAGCAATTGTTCTTTCTACTCCACGTGAAGAAGATTCCCTTAAAGTAAACTTTTTAGTCGCTGCTTGTAATTGTCTATTTCCTATTTCTTCTACACCGGATCTTGCGGTCTGAGACATACTTTTTATACGTCCTGTACTTCCGGGTGCAAGTGATGCATAAGCCGGATTTAAAACACCATTTGCAATTTGACTTTCTACAAATTTTTCATTTTTAAGATTATTTGGTTCTTTTAATTTTGATCTTATTTGTCCAGTATTCAATTTTTTATCTGTTATACCATCAGAGTTTTTGGTTTGATCAATACCGTCATTAATTGCAGAATCTCTATCAATTCTTACTTGTCTTATTCCTTGATCGCAGTCAGAACAATGGGAATCTAATATATCTTTTGTTGGTTTATATTTTTTCCCTTGTGCCACAGGATCTTCTATACTATGGGCTGTAGTATTTACACTTCCACCATGTGAAGCACCAAGTGCTGCGGTCCCAGCTTTTACTGCCCCTTTTGCTGTACCATTTAAATCTCCATGAAATACTTTTGCTTTCATAGTTTTCTTTGCTTCTACTTCACTTGCATGTAGTGTTCTATCAACATAACTATTCTGAGCAAACATTGTTATATTATCACCACCAATAGTACCTTCATCTCCAAAGACTGATAGATTATTGGCTGCAACATTAACGTCAACAGATGTCATATTCATCTGAGTTTCAGAAGTTATAAATGTATCACCACTGTGGGCATATTCTGCAACACCGTCAACTTCATTAAAATATGTGCCTTTAGTATGAGAACTAAAACCATTTAAACAAACATTGGAAACTTTTTGTAAAACAGTAGATGATCTTGTTTTTTGTATAACTTCGTTAAACGCTCCAACAATATGTTTACGATAATTTCTTACTACATTTAAGATATGATTACCGCCAACTTTTACATTATAATCACCTTTTACATCTAAGTTATAATCACCATGAACTGTAAGATTTAAATTTCCATAATAAACAATTTCTCCGTTACCGCCAACTTTAAGAATCCTTTCTTGACGACAGAACTCTGCTTTCTTTCCTGTATTGCTTATAAAAATACTACCATCTGGAGAAATTTCAATTCCGTGACCATCTTTATGTTTTATAAGTATTCTTTCGCCGCCGGGAGTATCATTAACTTCAATTACATGACCAGAAGTAGATTCACTAACTTGATTTAATGGGTATATTGCTTTAGGATGATTTCTAGGATTATCTTTTAGTTTAAAAACTTTTTTTCCTCTGGCTGCTTTATTTACTGATGGTTCTCCAGCATATTCTTTTTTAGGATACTTACCTTCAGGATCGGCAAATCCATCAGAGGGCACTCCTTCGTTTACAACCTGAGATTTCCCTTGATAAGCAATTCTATCTTGTACTGTATCATTTTCTGTAGTCATGATTTATCCTTTACGAGGGCGTTGCTTTTGAGTTATTTGCTCCTACCAACTGTGCAGGAGATAATGGTGGTGCTGAACCACTTGAAGATTTATTTGTTTTATTAAATTTTGAAAGAATATATTGTTTCATACTAATTCCAGGATCAACTTTTGTTGGATCTGTTTCATTATGACCCCAAACTTGTCCGCCAGGCCAGACAACATAAAATGCTCTAAGAAACTGATTTAAACTATTCCATTGACTTGAAGTAATAGATTCTGCACTTATAAAATTATTCGGAGTAGGATTATTACTATTACAGTTATATCCTCCTATCATAGAAATCCCTATACTATACTTATTATGTCCATTTGCTTTTGCATGAGCACCCATCATATTTAAAGGTCGCCCTCTTTGAATAGAACCGTCCTTTTTTATAATATAATGATATGATATACCTCTACCAAAACCTCTATCTATAGCAATATTATGACACTCTTCAGAACCAACATTTCCCTGATTGTTAAAGTGTGCAGACCAGTGTACAACTACTTCTGTTATTTCTCTACTAGCACCTCTAAAATCAGCAATTAATTCTTCAAAACTATCTACAAATTTAAATTCATATGGATATGATCCACCTTTAGTGATTCTAGTATTTTCAGGATAATTCTGTTCATTAGAATTTAATCTTTCTACCTTAACTGTTGGAGGAAGTAGTTTTGAAAATTCGTCTGTAGATGATGGAACTCCACTAACTACATTTGATAATGAAGGATCTATTTTATAAACATCTTTAAAAATTTTATCACGTTCAGTAGCAGATAAATTACTACCGCTAAGAGCATTTTCTACTATCTGTGCAGCTTTTTCTTTATTTCCTAATAGTATTTCTTGTAATACACTTTTTAAAACATTTTCTTTTAATAAGCCTCTTGTAATAGTAGTTAATTCATTTCTTAATACATCTGTTCCTAATAGTAACAAATTATTTAATAAGCCGCCTTCAAAATTATTAATTGATCCCAATTTTGATAATAGTTGAGAAAAAAGTGCATTTCCAAATAAATTATTATTACCTTGAGTTTTTTTAATATTTTGAACAACTTCTCCTGTAGGTTCTGTAGTAAAATTGTTCATTAAAGATTGACTAGGTTCATTTCCCGTAATAGATTGAATATTATTAAATATGGAAAGAGGTGTTGAAGCAATAACGTGAGATTTTAGTTTACCGGAAACAGGAGACTTTCCTGTTATTGCTTCTAATGGTCTAACATTTGTTGGAGTGGTTTCAAAATCACTATTAAATCCTTGTATTGGATTTTTTAATCTTACCGGACCAACATCTTCTATATTATCTGGATCAGATTTGTCATTTAGTGTTACTAAAGATTCTATATTACCTACATTCGAGTTTGCATTTTTTGCTACAACACCATTTCTAACAGAAGAGATTATATTTGCAGCACTTTTTATATCTTGTGTTACATCATCAATATTAGTCTGTTTTTTAAGACTATTAAGAATGTTATTAAAACCGTCTTTATCTATTGAATTTTTTAAAAAAGATGACATAAATTAAACTCCATAAATTAACCATATGTTTCAAAAACTTTTTGTGCATAATTATATCTTTTTTGAAAAGTACCTGGCTGTGGTCTTTCAAATAACTCTTCAAAAATTCTTGTCGATTCTGAAACACTACCTGCACCTGTTAATTCTCCGTAACCTAAATATGGTTTTGTTTCCAATTCGTGCATTAAAAAATTTAATTGGCCTTCAAGAGACGAATACTCTACACCGTTTTTACTTGAAAAATCTTTTAACTCATCATATCTACTACCTCTCCATTGTGCTAATCCATATGCAGGCTTACCAAGATCATTTGGATTTAAAGTATCTGGTTCTAACCCAGATTCAGCATAAAGATTGCCTATAACTCCAGCAGCTTGTTCATCTGTGAGACCTTCACCTTTTAAGTAATTAAATATTTTTTCAGCATTGGAACCACCTTTTAAATTTGATGTATCAATTTCTCTGCCTTCTTCATCTTTACCATCTTCAACATCGGTATCTTGATCTTTATCATCTGCCGGAGTGTCTCCACTTCCACCACTATTATTTTTATTTGTATTTCTTTCAATATGATGAATAGGACCTATAATTATTGGCAATTGAGAACTAAAACCGTCCATAAAAAATCCAAAAACTTGAGCACCATTTTGAATTTGAGGCATTTTTCCTATACCAGATATTCCGCCTTCGGTTGATGGTAGTACAACTTGGGCCCAAGGTAAATCATTAACACTTGTCTGACCCCCGTTATGTATCCCTCTTATACGTACCTTTAATCTACCTAACTTAAGAGGATCTTTATTATCTACAATAATGCCAATAAACCATCTAAAATGGTCACCATAATAATCTTCCTGTAAAGTTTTTAATTCATTAACTGTTTTCATGCTGTTAAGGTACCATTTGTTGTAGGTTTATATCCTAATTTAGCACAAGAAATTACAGAGTTATAAACATTCTCTTGAAATACATGTCTGGTTGCATATATCATATATGTACCACTTTTTTTCTTATCTAAATTATTATTAGGATCAGATTGTGATGTATCTGATATATTAGCATTAAATGCTATATTAATTAAATTTCCAATAGATTTATTTACTCCGTTCTGTAAAAAGTTTCTACCGGGCACTGATATATCTATAGATGATTTATGTAAGAAGTGTCTAAGAGACTTTGTTTTTGCTTTAAACATATGCGATGAAACACCAGATGCTTCATAATAATTTAAAGAGCCGTCTTCAAAAGTTAGTGTTGGTGTTATTTGTGTTATCTCGCTTGTATCATAATCGTGCATTGGTCCGCCGGGAAATTGTGTTACTCCATCATATATCGGTCTCTGTTGTGCTGGCGGATAAGGAATACTGGAAAATATTTCTTGTGCATTAATTCTTGCAGTATAAGGTTTATTTTTAATTGTATCTAAAAATGTATAAGTTGAACCAGTTAACCCTTTTCTTGCCATCATTAACTGATCTTCAAGATTAGAATATTTAAAATCACGAATTGCATAATACTGTCTAGGATCTAGTGTTTCAAATCCAGAACCTATTGGTTGTGAAAAAGTATATGCATAGGTATTATTATTTAAAGGTGTTGCATTTAAAATTGTTTCTAAATCCATAAGTCTAAGATTATCATCACATATTGTTGAAAATAAAAAATATGGTAATCCTGATGTTGTAGATGCTCTATCTTTAATCCAATTAGCTGCACCAATAGGAGTCATGTTTGGCACTACTACTTTAATACTACCATCTACATTTTCATTTCCAGCCATTAGAACAGATCTTCCTAAATTTTCACTTATGATGCTACTAATTATTGAACTTGGTGTTCCACTATAAGCTTTTTGAACACGAATCATTCTCGAATAATAGCCAATATCTTCTATTAAAGCAATAGAATCAAGTTCTGTATTATCATTTGTTTTTACAGCTCTTAAAACTTCTGTTATTATAAATTTTTTTGTAATCGAAAATTCGTCTCCATCTAGCGAAGTTGAAATTTCAATTGTAACTAATTCTGTACCAGAAATTTCTGCTGTTTCTAATATTCTTGATGTATCAGCAAATACAATTTGTGCAGTTAAATACGGTTTATCTACATGTTCGTAAATATTAACTTCATTGATAACAGAGTTTATTATAAAACTTGCATTGAGTTCTTGTTTTTCTATTTCAATTTTTCTGATAATAAACTCTGCATTGAGTTCTTGATTTGATTTTTCATTCATTATCTATTCTCTCGAAGAGTCTTTTTATAAGAAGAAAATACAGATGATACAATTTCGGGTTTAAATATTTTTATCTTTTTGTTTATATCATTCTGTTCTTTATAATGATCAAGATTGGTTACTGCTGTTAAATTAGAACCCGGACCAATAGTAGGATCAATATCAACAATGCCTTCAGTATCTTTATAGTGTCTAACTGCATTATATTCAACGGTAGATGAGTGAACAGTAATAAATTTACCAGATTGTAGTCCGACAAGCTTTACCATTTCTCCATCAATGTAATTTAAAGAACCTGGAACGGTAAAGGTCCCTATATTTGAATTAGTCTTGATTACTCTTGTCACAATTTCTTCTTGGTTTGAATCATTTCTGGTAGTAGTAACCAAATCGCCTACTCGAAATTTATCATAAAAATAATCTCTTGTTGTAATAGTTGTATTAGTGTATTTCTTTTTTACATATGCTTCTAAACTTTTAAGAGATCTTGGCCAACCACTTTCTTTTAATTTATCATTAAGTAAAAAGAAAGTCCAGTAATAATCTGTAGTACCGTATAACATTTGAGAAACCTGATCTGGTCTTTCACCATCGTATAAATTATAAAAAGTATATGCAGTTGTATTGTCTTTAAGTTTGTCAATTATATCAATATACAAAGACAAATTTTGAATAATATTGTAATCTTTTTCATTGCCAAATTTATAATTTACTGTTGGAAATCCTGAAAAAAAAGTCATATCTTATCTTGCCCCTGCTTCTCTACCAGTGTAACCATCATAATAAGGATTGTCTGCTCCACCATATCTATCTGCCTTTGCTGACATTCCTGCCATTGCATCAGATTTATTTAAAGTAAATTCTTCAGCAAACGATACTGTAATATTTGTCTCATTAAATTTACCGTCTTTATAAAAACCACCAGTAGTATTATATGAAGCTGAAAAAGATCTGAGATACATATGTTTAAAACTTAAATTAGGATTTGTTTCAGATAAGTCTATATAAGTTCCTGTTCCTGTAGGATTTCCATTTACATCTAAATTAGGTTGAAAATACATCAATTTTATTTCAAATAAATTTGGAAACTTATAACCAGCGTCTATGGTAGAACCTCCAGTACCCTCTAACTTAATAACCTCGGGATAAAGATTTGTTCTAAAAAATGATACAATATTTTGAATAGCAACTTGTTCTGATTGACTTGTTGGAACCATTTTAAAGTCAAAAGAAAACTCACGTATATTAACTGCTCTAAAAATCATTCTAGTATTAGGATTAGGTGTTACTCTTAAAGACCCTCTTACAGCATCTGTTCCAGGACCAGGCAATCCAGCTGCAAGTCTGCTGGCTGCAAGAGATGCTCCAGGACCACTTAAATTTCCTTTTATTGTATCAACAATACTACCAACACCTTCTTGAAGGGCACCGCCGAGTGAATTTAGTATTCCCGAACCAGCATCCATCCCTCTTGAAATACCTTCACCAAGAATACCAAGATTAGCGGCTTCAATACTAACACCATCTTGAATAGTAACTGGTGTCGGCATGTATAAAGCAACAGATTCATTACCTCTTGAGGAAGTAGCACCAGATATTGCAGAATTAGTAAAATCTGAAAATGTATTACTTAAAGCATTTTCGAGTTCACCAAATAGGCCGTCACTTGATGCTTGAGTTTCATTATTACTTGTACTAACTCTAGCCGAATAAGTGGGCCCGTGCTTAATAATCGGAGTAAACTTTATATAAGCTTTATATTTGTCTGCATTATCTATAGGAAATATATGTGTTATTCCCGCACCACCCATATTTGTATAATCTACCATTCAAAGTCCTTAATAAATAGAATTATCCTATTCTTATTTATATAATTTAACTGAAAGTACTATGAAAACATACCAAGGAAAATATAAAGTAAAACATAGATCAAAATATCGTGGCGATGCAGATAATGTAATTTATAGATCAATGTGGGAAAGATATTGTTTTAAATGGTGTGACGACAATCCTTCCGTAAAAACTTGGGCATCTGAAGAAGTCGTTATACCTTATTTTTATGAAGTCGATAAAAAATATCATAGATATTTTGTCGATTTAAAAATAACATTTAATAATGGTAAAACTATTATTGTAGAAATAAAACCAGATAGTCAAACTACTCCACCCAAATTTTCAGGAAGAAAAACAAAAAAGTATATTGCTGAAGGCATGACATATGTTAAAAATATGAATAAGTGGAAAGCTGCTAAAAACTTTGCTGATGATCGAAATTGGGAATTTCAAATATGGACAGAAAAAACTTTACAAAGTATGGGTATAATGCCAAAACAGTCAACAATGAAGAGTCTTCCAAAGATGAAAAAAATTAAAAAATCATTATAAATACTACAATGGCAAGTATATTTCAGAATCTTGAGATCGAAGCGTTTAGAGCCGGTATTAACCCTCGGACAAAAGAATCAAGGGATTGGTTTAGAAAAAGAATTGGTGCACTACGTGGAGGAGCTTTACGTAGAATTAATAGGAATCAACTATTAAAAGATGATGAACTAACCTTAGAAAATAGAGCTATTATAGGCAATATGTATATGTTTTTCTACGATCCAAAACATAAAGATACATTACCATATTATGATAGTTTTCCTTTAGTAATACCAATTGGTCCAGCTGAAAAGGGATTTTTAGGATTAAATTTACATTATTTGCCTCCAGTATTAAGAGCAAAATTACTTGACGGACTTATGGATACAACAAACAATAATAGATTTGATGAATCAACTAAATTTAATATAAAATATAGACAATTAAAGAGTGCTTCTAATTTAAGATATTTTAAACCATGTGTTAAACACTATTTAAATTCTAATGTAAGAAGTAGATTTGCAAAGGTTGAATCACCCGAATGGGAAATAGCAACATTTCTTCCAACTGCATCTTGGAATAAAGCAAGTGGTTCTGCAGTATATAGAGCATCAAGGGAAATGATATAATGGATATAAAATCTTTTAAAGCGTCCTTTGAAAAAAAAGGCTTGGCAAGAAATAATCTTTTTAAAGTTGCTTTTCCTACATTTACAGCACTTCCAGATATTACGGCTGAACAGTTAAATTTTATGTGTAAAAATGTTAATTTACCTGGTAGAAGTATGAGTGTAAATGAAAGAGTAATAGGTATACCTAAGGCAGAAAAAGTAGTAAATGGTTTCTTAATTGACGATATTCAGATGACCTTTATGATGACTAATTCATATGAAGCTAAAAGATATTTTGATTACTGGACTGGTTTAACTATGGATTTTAATACATACGAATTGAAATATAAATATGGAACAACTCCTGGGACTGGTTTTACTTCTGGTTATACGCGTGGTGTTAATATATCACAATTTAATCAAAGAAATCAAATCATATATGAATGCGTACTTATTGATGCATTTCCTACTTTAGTTAATGCTATAGAATTTACAAACGAACAAGGAGGGTTAACAGAATTAACTGTTCAACTTTCTTATAATAACTGGAAAGGAAAATACTTCGCTAACGAAGAAGCCCCTGTATAATAAATGAAATGAGGATGAAAAAATGGCGCTGCCAAAGTTAAATGATAAACCAAAATATGAATTAACAATACCTTCTTTACAAGAAAAAGTAAGATATAGACCTTATTTGGTAAAAGAAGAAAAAGTATTAATGATGGCTCTTGAATCACAAGATAAGGCCTCTGCATTACATGCTGTAGTTGATACAATTACTTCTTGTATAGATGCAGAGATTGATAAAAGCAAACTTACATTATTTGATATCGAATATATGTTTATTATAATTAGATCAAAATCGGTAGGTGAAGTAAGTGATTTAGGACTTAAATGTTCATCATGTGAAAAAGTAAACGATGTTTCTGTGAAACTTGATGATATTGAAATTAAAAAAGATAAAGAAGTAAGTAAGGAAATACAATTAGATGAAAATATTTCTTTAACTATGAAATATCCTAATTTTAATGATGTACTAAAATTTGAAGATAATGAATTAACTGATACAGAAAGAACATTTATGCTTATTGGTAAATGTATGGAATCAATTGAAACTGAAGAAGAAAATATTTTATTAAAAGATGTATCAGATAAAGAAATAGACGATTTTATAGAATCTTTAAACTCTCAGCAATTTGCTAAAGTAAGAGAATATGTAGAAAATATGCCAAGAGTTGAAAAAGAAGTAAAATTTATTTGTGGTGGTTGTGAAAAAGAAAATAAAATAATACTGAGTGGTATAGATGATTTTTTTTAGTGGCTCTTTCTCATGATAACTTAGTAAATTATTATAAAACTAATTTTTTACTAATGCAAGAACATAAATATTCTTTGACCGAGATTGAGAATATGTTACCATGGGAAAGAGAAATTTATATTGCTATGCTTATTGATTATATTGAAAAAGAAAACGAAAGAATAAAAAATCAAGGATAGGATCCTATGGCTACATTAACTGAAGTTGTGAGACAATTAGAAGAATCTAATAAGCAGTCTGACAAAAGACATGAAGAAATCAAAATCGAACTAAAAAAAGGCATAAGTGATGTAGCTAAATCCATAAGTGGTATTAAGAGTGCTGGACTCAAGATACCAGGTTTAACAGCTCTTACAAATGCTATTATTGATAATCCTATTACAAGAACACTAGGTGCCTTTAAAGATTCAATAGTAAATGTTATAACAGCACCGTTTAAATTAATAGCTAATGCAGTATCAACTATTAAAAATGCCATTATAGGTATAGTATCTGGTGTTGGTAAAATGGTTAAAGATGTTATTACTGCACCAATTTCTGCCGCTTTTGGGCTTATTAAAAGTATATTTTCAACCAACTTTGAAAAAGAAAATAATAAATTACTTGATAAAATTTTAATTCAAATGGTGTTTTTAAATGATCAGATGAAATCATACTTTGATTATTTAAAGTTACAAAAACTTGATAATTTACAACAGTCATCTGATGATACTAATATTCCCAATAATCAAGATCCTGCCGTACCGCAACAACAGTCAAATAGAGGTATGGGGCTGATACCAGCATTTAATTTAGCAGGGGTAGGCAGGTTACTTGCTGGTTTGGGTCTTGCAATAACAGCAGAGTTTCTAGGTTTAGACAAATACATAAAAGCATTATTTGTTACGGATACTTGGAAATCATTAAGATCAATACCAAAAAGAATAGTCAACACGATTGGTTCAGTATTTAAATCTTTAGACAATTTGGTAAATAATCAATTCACAAAAGTAGGAAAAAGTATAGCTAAAACTTTTAGAAGCATTACTGCTGGTATTATGATGTTTACTTCTACTTTAGATTTTTCAAGAATTGCAGCTTTCTTTGAACCAATCACTAATGTATTCAAAAATATTGGATCAGTACTATCAAAAGTTACAGCACCTATCACAGCAACAGGAAAAGCCGTGGCTCAAGGTGGATCCATACTAAGAAGTGTATTTGGTGCTGTTGGTAAATTCTTTGGAACAATTGGAAAAATTTTCAGTGGTATTACGTCAATATTTAAACCGGTATTATCAGCAGCTAAAATATTTTCAAGAGCTACATTTTTACTTCCATTAATTACGTTATTTGATTTTGTCAGAGGTGCAATTACAGGTTTTACTGAAGCTGAAGGCGGAATTATATCAAAATTATTTGGTGCTCTTGAAGGCGGAATAAAAGGAATTGTAACGGGCATACTTGAAGGTGTAGACGTATTAAAAGATATTGTTACATTTGTTCCAAGAAAAGTTCTCGAGTACCTAGGCTTTGGAGAAATAGCACAGAAAATTAAAGACTTTTCTTTAGCGGATTCATTCAACGGTGTATATGACGGAGCTAAAAACTTTATAAAGAACTTTGGTGAAAACTTTGGAAATTTAATTTCTGGAGCAGGTTCATTTATTAAAGCTACCTTTAAATCTGCAATAACAGATAGAATTAAAAATACATTTGAAAGTTTAGCAACAGTATTTTTAAACTTTAAAGATAAGCTGATAACATCATTATCCAAAGTAGGATTTAGTCTACCGACTCTCAAAATACCAATCCCCAGTTGGTTAGGTGGTGGAGAGTTTACTGTATTAGAAGGTACGAGAGTTAGTCTAGTAAGTCAAGAAAAAGCTGGAGCTGCAGCTCAAAGAATTGAAAACAGAAATGCTGAGTTAATTCAAAGAAGAAATGAAAGAGAAAGAGAAACTAATGCAATGCTCGAAAGGGCACAAAATCAACTAGCAAGTACGGTTGAGGCAAGAGAAGCTAATAGAACAGTTGCTATGGTAAATAACACAGACGCCCGATCTGTACAGAATAATACTACCGTACTTAATCAGGCGTCTATGCCGATATCAGTTGATGGTTTTGATAGAATGGCTCCTATCTAGTCTTCATTTACAAGATTTGCAAAGTGAGTCATGATATCGTCATCTTCTTCCGAAGCTGAAGCCATTTCTGCAGTTTCCATCCGAACAGGTTCTGCTTCTCTCATTTTAGGAGCCGGTTGCGGTTCTCCTAGAGATTCCTCTTGTTTCATTGTAGGTGCTCCAACAGAAGCCTGTTCTCCGAGAACAGCCATCAGTTTAGCTTGTAGTTCATCATATGTTTTATAATTTTTAGGATCTGTAAATTCACGCAGATCATGAAGTTTATTATAAATTTCTTCCAGATATGTATCATCAGAAGATAATTCACTCTGGCCAGAAAATTCAGATTTATCGTAGTTACGATAACCTTCTACATCACGAATTTTAAGCTTAAAGTCGGCACCTTGCCAAAAATCAAATGGATTAATTGGTTCTTCATCTTGAAAATCTGGTTGCATTGCATCCATTAGTTTATCAAAGATTTTCTTCCCATATTGAAAAATGAATACTTTACCTTCATTGCTTGGATTACCCGGATCTGAAAGAACTAAAATATTCGAAACATAATGCAACCGCCGCTTTTGTTTACGAGCAATTTCTTTATCCGATTCAATACCAGAGTTCCAGAGTTTACTATTTAATTCCCCCACTGGATCATTTTGACCAATCGAAGTAAGTGAACGTTCAATATACCAACGACCCGTTGGTCCCTTAAACCCATGATCCCAATAGCGGTTCCATGGTAAATCTGATCCTTCTGATGCTGGGAGAAAGCGGATAACTGCATAACCATTATTAGATTTATCTACAGTTGGTTTCCAGATACGATCATCTACATAATTATTAGATTGAGTTGTATTAGTAGCTTCTGCTGCTTTTACAAGTTGATCGATTGCGTTACGATTACGTTTTAGATTTGCGAATGACATATATTTTTTTCCTTATACTGAAATATGTTTTTGTATTACTGTAATATTATACTACATCTTTATGACATAGTAAATAGTATTTATTCAAAAAGAAGTTCATTTTGCTTCGGTAGAAAATTTAATTTCATTGCTTCAGCTTCGATTTTCTCTTTGATAAGAGGTGAGATATACTTTTTAACATCTTGTGGATCTATATTAGTAATCTCACATGCTTCAACTACGGCATCAATATACCCTAGTTTCTTTGATAGAACCTGTTCTTCAATAAGTTTTGTAAACTTTGAACGGTTCATAAAATTATTTTTATCTTCTATCATCTATCAAGAGCCCTTAATATGATTGTGTCCTTATTAACCCTTCCGTTTGCATTTCCGGGTTTTGTAGTAAGTTTGCCCCACTCTTTATTAATTTGATTAGGGGTCTTTTTAAGAACCAGAGGTAAAAATTCATCTGGTTTTCTTAATCTAATATTTCGTGATATATCTTCATCAATTCCTTTAATTGTAGTACCACTCACTTCAAAGCCTTGTGATAATCTACAGACTAACTCTGTAATAACTCTTGACTTTACATTAAACAAATATATTCTACTTGCTCCTACAATTGAAGTAGGATTAATAGAAACCAGCTTATGTTCTTTTGACTCTTTAAGATAAGTTAATCTTGTAACTTGTTTATCTGCAGTTTTAACTTTAGGTGTTCGAGTTTTTCTTTGTGCTTTCTTTGAAGCCATATATCTTTCTGCATCAACAATAATATCTTCCAAGAATTTCATATATGATTTTTTTTCTCTTGCAGACATATGATTATATGCTTCAACAAGATCACTAGGTTTATCATTAATTAATTCTTGCATTTCTTTTAGTTGAGGAAGATAATAATCATAAACCGCTTTTGCAGTATTATTTGGAGCATCTATCTTTTTTAATTCATCATAAACAGATAAGTCTGAAACCTCTGGAAAAGCATCTACTTTTTCTTCTATTTCTCCAATAAAATCAGAAGTACGTTCCTTTACAATATCGGCAATAGTTTTTTTAGGTGTTTCTTCTTCTACTTCTTCTTTTTGCTCTGCTTTTATTTTACCTTTTTCTACAATCTCTGCAATTCTTTTTCTAATAACTTCTTCTCCATTCCAATATTCTGGAAATGGATTACCTAGATTTTTCCATGCAATTGTTGCAGATAGATAAGGAACTGAAGTAAATGCCCATTCTGGTGCTTTTAGTGCAAGTTGAATATCTACTTTTTTTAGATTTTTTCTAATATAGGCTTTTATAACTTGGGATAATTCTTTTTTATCAACTTCCAAACGAAGATAATCATTAAAGTGTCTAAAGTCGTTTGTAGGAGCTGCAGCAATACCCGTACGTGCTCTACGAGAATATACTTTTTTAGTTTTTGCTCTTTTAGCCATGGTATAGAATCTCCTCTATGATAATATTATTATATCATAGTTATAAGGCTCTGTAAACCTTTAAATTTAAAATTCTTCGTTAAGTTTTATGAGTTCTATTTCTCCGTCACGATCTCGTCTGTGTTTTAGATACCCCTCGTGACACAAATATAACATTGTTTGTTCTATCAATTCGTCATCTCTTTGTTTACGATTATCACGACCGATAGAATAGGAACAATAAAATATTGCAAAAATACCAAGTGCTAAAATAATAAGTGGATCTATACCAAACATATTACTTCCTTTTCTGTTTTAAAGAACTTTCCGTGACGTAAACACCTTCACTGTATTTCATTGAAGCAAGTATCTCATTAAACATAAAAGGAGATAATGCTATTACATCGTATCTGCCAGATTTATCATTAAATTGTCTTATATAAACATTATTATCAGTCATAATAAGTTGAACATCTTCTTCGCGTTCATCATTATCTACGATAGTAATTAATGTATGATCAAATTCATTTTCTATGCTAAACATTATCTTCGCATACTTGCTGCATCAATGGCCGCTTGTTTATTATCTTTACGAACGGGCATAAGATTAGATTTATGTGTTACTACAATACCTGCTATTTCATCGCCAGTATATTTCATAGTTTCTTTTCTTGGTGCTATGCCATCAATCCTATCACTAGTAGGACAATTATTTGAGCTAGGGCTAGAAAGATCAGGAAAATCCACTGTCGTAACATTACCACGCTTTGCCTTTTTCTTTGCCAGCTGATCGGGGTGCACACCCATCTTTTTTAGAAATTCATCATGTTCTTGAATTGTGCTTTTCCAACCAGGCTTCTTTTTCATTTTACGCTTCTTAGTATTTAAAGAAGTCATTCCTCGTACTAAATGCATAGTCATACTAATTTACTCTCATACTGTTTCATCAACAATTCTGATATAAGTTTGGTCTTTTTCATTCTTTTTCATAAAATGATAAAATAGACCATTATCTTTTGCAACTTTTTCTATTTCTTTAGGTCCTTTCCAACTATCAGACTTTGATTCTGTTTCAAAAGAAATCTGTTCGTTTTCACTATTATATCTTCTAATACATATATCAAAATCCATTTTATAATAATCTTTACGTTCTGTAAAGTTTCCAGTTAATTTATCTATATAATAACCTATAAAAAATACCTTATCTTTATGTGTAGTTCTGTTTGTTACATATATTCTGTAAAAAGAATTATTATCGTAAAGACTGTCAATATCAACACCAAAACGATTATTGTTTTCTGAATATAGGCTATCATTTAATGGATGCAAATTAGTAATAATATTTCTAAATGTAGAAATGTTTGATGTACCGACAGTAGTTGAAATTACATTGCCTCTTAGAGCAAACAACAATTCATTAATGTTTGCTCTATGTTCATAAGGCAAAATTTGTAATCTATTTGAAAATCTTTCAAACTGATCAACTAACTTTCCAGCCATCTATTAACTCCTTTTATAGTATTTATCTACAAGCAAAGCTAATTACACTATCTACACGAAAAGAGCGCCAACCTTTTGCATTTACATCCCACACAGGAAGAACTTCTTCATTAATTGATCTTACTTTTTTCTGAGAAAGTGGATCATCTTTTTTTGCAGGAGGAATTACAGTTGGCTGTAAAGTACACGTCATATCGCGTTCTTCACCATTTGTTTTTTTAAAAATTACACGACACTCTCCTTGCTGGAGTTTTGTCATCATATATTCACGTGTTATTTCTTCAGTCATATTTTTTTCCTTTTCAATTATTCGTCTAATAAATCCAAATAACAATAACCAAATTTTGAACGAGACTCGTGTGAGTCAAGATCAAGTTTACATTTTTCCATTCTTCGTAGGACTGCATTGGTAGGTCTACCGTTTCGGTCTACTTTAACTGCCCACATATTTTTCTCCTTATGTATTACCGATTCTTATATAATATACCATATAACATTAAAAGTAAATAGCCAATTTAGCTAATTTCATATTTTTTTCTAGCATCTAAAAATGCAGGAAGATAATCGTGAGTGTTTATTTTAAAAACCTGAGGTTCAGCATTATCTACAGTAATAAGAATAACACCTTGTTTAACAGGTACATTTGTTCTTTCATAAAAAGCAGCTGCATAAAAAGCAGCTTGAATAAAATAATTTGTAATCCATTCTTTTCTTTTTGTTTTACGTGATGTTTTAAAATCTATAATAGATAATTGTCCATCAAACTCTGCAATGCAATCTACTTGTCCAGCAGTTCTTAGAATATCACTATACAAAAATTCTTCTTGAAACCAAATATTGTTTAATCTTTCATCTATAATACTTTTAATTTGATTAAAAGCAAATAAGTTATGAGGCATTACATTATCTTTCCATTCGGGTATATTATCAAGATAATCTTCTGCTAGTTTATGTACAGCAGTTCCTCTAATAGTCGCTCTACGAGAAATTCTATCGGCTTCTTCTTCTCCAACTTTTTTTCTCCAATCTAGGATAGCTTCCTTACTTAAAGCACCTAAAACTGTAGTAATCGATGGATAAGCATTACCTTCTGGTGTAAAATATTTACGACCAGCTTCTGTAGTTTTTCTTTCTATCTTAGGTAAAACTATTCCATGATTTACGTGTTTAAACAAGATATTCCTCGTGTTCGTTTTCCCACATATTGATACAATTACGAATACCAAGAGCAAGAGTTTGATTATAGTCCATCATTTCTTCCCACTCATCTATAACTTCATATATCTGTTCTTGAGTAAGTTCAATGATTTCAACACCAAAATGATTTTGAATTAATTCTTCTGCCCATTCTGTTACATAATTTTCTATCCAGTCAAGCATCTTGTGTGCTTTATATATTTTAAACTTATTCATCTATTAGATTACTCCAAGTTTTAAGTTTATTTCTTTTAGAACTACTTCTTGCATAAATTTCTTTCCAATCAAGAATACCATGTTCACACATTAAATCAATCATACAATAAACATCTCCAACTTCTTCAAGAAGTTTATTTCTTTGATCATTTTCTATATCCGATATTTTTTCATACTTACGGACAATCTTACTACACCTTTGTGTAAGTTCACCACATTCTTCAGCAGTAATAATCATTAACTGCTGAAGTTTGTTGATGGGACTAGTAGGATTAGAATTGCTTTGTCCAAGATATTCTTCATAATCCTCTAAATCGTAAAACATTCCAGTCATAAAAATTGTACCTCCACTACTTCTTTTTCTTTCATCAAAGTAACGACCCTAGCTTTGCTATGCTTACCCCTTACGTGAACTTCAAACCATTCCCTGGCTTCCGTTTCAGTCTCGCAAACTACTGCAACCCACTCAGGCAATTCACTCTTGACTGCTTGGCACATAGTGCTGAATTGTGTTGTTACCGTCCAAGTCATTTGTTAAGCATCCTCATACAAGTTAAAACCGAGTTTTCTTCTAGGCAGTCGCTCCACACATAGTAAGTATAGTAGCCAAAGCCTGTGAAAAATACTAGTGAGCAAGCAATAATAATCAAGTTTTTAGTCATTTTTAAACTCCTTTCAGCATACGCCTGAGCTAGTATCTCCAATCTCTCCGCACGGCCTTATTGACATTGCCGCTCTAGTTTGATTGAAACTAACATCCATGGTTTTCACGTCACCGATATTTCGCGGGCGAATATATTCACCAGAGATAGTGCTTTTAGCTGATCAACGCCTCCACACAGACGTATGCTGAAAAGAGTCTTTAAACTCAATCCCATTCATTATCATACCTTATTGTTTCAAACATTGTTTCTCCATAGTGTTCTTTTGCATATTTGGACCCATCAGTCCAATAATTTGGATTTTCACCATCTTTTATATTTAAGATAGTAAGAGGATCCTTACGGTTCTTACGTGCTTTTAACATAACGGAACGAGCTTTTTTACCTTTCTCTTTAATCTCATTCATTTTAATTTGACGAGCACGGTCGGCTTTCTTTTCTGCTTTACGTCTTTCTGCAATCTCTTTGATGAGAGTAAGACGTTCGGTTTGTGTTTTAGCTATAGTCATAATCCATCCGATTCTTTTTACACTACCAATATAGTATAATTTTAGGGGCTTGTAAACCCCTAAAATCAATTTTTAAGAGAAAAAATCATCTATAATATTAAAGGCATCTTCAATACTAAGTTGACTATTAATTCCATATGTTTCACGATTCCCAGTTTTTTCAATATCTTTATCCATTATATCATAATGGCTTAAAAATTCGAATATCTGTTCTTTGCGATATGCAATCTTATCTTTCTCTTGAGCTTGTATTTGAAATCTAAAATGTTTTATGTTTCCATCGGATGCAACCAAAATATTTGGTTGTAATTGTTCACGAGTGGAAAAACTAAGCCAAGTCATTTCAGATTTAATTTCTACAACTGTAAGCCGTCCTTTTAGTTTTTCATAGTTTTCTATATACCATTCAGGTAAAGCTTCAAAATTATCCTTCTGTGATGAAGTATAAACATTGAAAAGTTCGGAAAATTTAGCCATTTTAAAACACTCCTTATAGTGGCCAGACACACTGTTATCCGATGGTGTGTACGATGAAATAAGATATGATTCAAGAAGAAATGATTGAGCATCTTTTTTTCTATCAAAATCAAATCTTTCAAGATTTTTAGCTATAATATAAAGATCATTTATATCATAGTCCTTTTCTTTAATGTGCTGTATTGCACGATTACGATTACCTTTACCTATATATTGCCATTTGCCATCTTTTAAATAGCCGTAGACATATTGGCCTAAAGTTTGCCAAAAATCCATAGGTGCGCTATTCAGAAACGGTGCAAACTTAACATTTTTTCTTGGCAGAACCTCTACAGCACCTGGAAGTCCAAAAAAAGCACTCATCACTATCCCCAATCTTTTCTGTCTTGTTCATTATCATAACCATATTCATAGGCTTCAATTTCACCAATAGTCATGCTATCTCTTTCTATTCTTTCAGAAGTAATAGAAGCACCAACATAATAATGAGGATCAAAACCGCGGCCGTAATAACGATCTGCACTACCACGATCCTGAGGAGAACCGTGCCGTGGAAGCTTATCTGTTACAATTTTATCGTCCATATAAGGATTAGCTACTTTTTGCATTTACAAGTACTCCTAAAACTTTGGATAATCTTTGTGATTCATATTCAAGTTTCATTTCATCTTCAGCGGCATTCCTACGGTCCAACCACTTAAGCGTAATTTGATCCCATACTGTATGAAAAGAAGCAGTACCATTGGCTTGCTCCAATGTATCGAGATCATCAATAAATTCAAGAAGATCATTCATTTTAGTTTCTCCGATTCTCTTTATATTAACAATATAATATATTTTAAATCGAATGTAAACCCCTAAAATGCATTTTTTTAATAAAAACGAGAAATTAAAGTATTCTTATTTCTATACAAATTGTATTCATAATTATCAGTTTTTTCATTTTCTTTAAGCCAGAAAGCACCGTTACTTAAGTGAAACTTTTTAGCCATTTCGGTTTTAGGACTCATGGTTACTAATCTATCAATATTATTATTTTTTAATACTAGATCCCTAAGTGCTAAAACTATTTTTCTACCAGCACCTTTTGCACTGCTCCAAACTGTATAGGCGACAAGTATGTCGCCATCTACATCTTTAAATTGTTCAAGTTCTTCTTCTGTTGTTGGTATATCATTGCAATAACACGTACATATTACTGCAGATAAATCATCTAATACATAAACTTGCTTACCAACATCCAGCTTATTAACGTGCGGACGAACTGGATCATTATTGAGAACATCCAGTTCGTCCATTTCTATAAGTCTTATCATTACTAGCCTTTGCGTGCTACTGATTCTAGTTCATATTTTTTTACAACTACGTTCCATTTTTCTTGATTCTCTACTGATTTTATTCTTTTATCTTTTTGTAGAGAAAGATTTTTATTTCTATTTTTCTTTTTGTTACGTGAATCGTATCGACTGAACTTAGCCATTTTAGTCCTCTAGTAATTTTCCAAAAGTTGCAGGACCAGCTACTCCATCTGGAGTTAAACCATTAGCAGCTTGCCACTCTTTAAGTGCTCTTTCTGTGCCTGGGCCAAATACACCATCAGCACCAATACCGAGCGCTTCTTGCATAATCTTTACTCCCTCTCCACGAGAGCCTTTCCGTAGTACACCAATATCATCAATGATGTCTTCAATATCATCGTCATCATTATCGGCTACCATATCCGCAGACATACCTAATACTTCCATAGCATTAATGTATCTTTTTTGTCTATCTTCAAGCCCGATATTACCACCATTAATTTTCTTGGTCATTTTTACTACATCATCGGTATCTGCAATATTATTTAAATTATTTGCATCCCAGAACCAGCATGCGGATTCTACTGCTCCTTTTTCTGTTGCAACATATTCTGCTGCTTCTTCTGCAGTCATATCAACAGTTTTACCAAATCGTGTATAATTTTCACGACCAGTAAGTTGTTTTAGTCCGCGTCCTCTAAATAACCAACCATCACCTTCATTTACATTGCCCATTTTATATTTACGGAATTCGTCCATATAAACATAATTTGCAATCATTTCGGGTTGTCTATGATATTCATCTGCATCTCTTTTTGGTGCATCACCAAAATAGCGACCGAATACAGCACGTAGTGCTTTTGCGGAATAGTTTAAGTTTTCTTCAAGTTTTTTAAAGTTACCACTTTCATGAGCACATTGACTTAAAAAGTGTGCAACTCTTCGTTCGGTCGTGATACCATACTTTGGTAAAATATCACATAAAGCTTCATACCAATCTCCTACTTTATTATTACCAGGAATAATTTTAGCAAGATGGTCTTCAGTAAAGTCAAAATCAAATGGCATTTTCTCCATAGCCTCCTATTGTGTTTTCTATTTCTTTTACAAAATTTTCATAAGTTCCAATTATATTATTATACCAAATTATTTGTGGCACAGTTTTTGCTCCTGGAAACTTTTCCACCATTTCTTCAAGATATTCAAGATGTGCTATATTTTTATATTCATAATCTAATTGATAATCATTACATAACTGTTTTGCTTTTTCACAAAATGTACAATTAGTTTTACCGTAAATGATTACCATTATTCTGCTTTCCATATTTCCCATAAACCATATAATATGGCAAGACCAGCAGCAATCTTTGCAAGTGGAGCAAGAAATAGTACAAGAAATCCTAGTACTATAAGTGCCAATCCTGATAGTGTACTTCTTTCACCAATTCTTTGTTTTATCCAATTTAACATAAATTTTCCTCTTTAGTTATGATATGTTTAACATTTCTTTAGTCATTATATAATCTCTTACAAGATCTGATCTAACAATATCTTCCCAACCAAAATTAATAACTCTAAAAAATCTCATCTGTTCCACAATACTTATAAACTTTATAATCCCGTCTTTATCATCATTATATTTAAAATCCGATTGTAAATAATCTCCACAAAAAATAATTTTACAATCATTTCCGACACGAGTAATAACAGAATCTAATTCATGAAAATTCAAGTTTTGCATTTCATCAACTACTATAATAGTTTGGTCAAATGTTGCTCCACGAATATAAGAAGTTGTTTCAAATATAAGTTTATTACCAGTTACTAATTTTCCATATGCTCCTCTATAACCAAATATTTCATCACAAATATTTTTATAAGGTGCTTTATAGGGGTCTTCCTTTTCTTCTTTAGATCCAGGAAGATGTCCTGCATCTCTTGTAGGAACCATTGACCTCATAATCATAATTTGTCTGTACATATCAGGTTTATTTAACATTTCTTTAAAAGCATTATATAAAGCTATAAATGTTTTACCTGTTCCCGCACTACCAGTTAATATTAAATTGTGACCTTTATTCCAAAAATCAAAGGCTTTCTTTTGATTATCTGTAATAGGATCAATTTTTTCAAGTTCATCAAAAGAAACTGTTAATGAATTATTTTTTTTCATGTTTTTATTGTGTTATCTTTCCCAGAACCAGATTTTACTTTATTTAAAATATCTTTAAATCCATCTGGCACTTTTGAATTTAAGCTTCCTACACTAGAAACAATTTTTGGTGCAGATAGAACTTGAATTACGTTAGGCATTTCATTTAGAATGGCTTGAAGTTCATCCCAAGTACACACAACATCCCAAGTGTGATTATCTTTAATGTTTTTCAGAGTATAACTTGGCATTATTTTTCCACCATTTCCAATTATCATCTATTTCATATCTATACATTGTTTTCCAGCTTTTTGATAACGGCGACCAAATCTGTATTAATTTATTTTTCTTTACTTGGGTTTGACAAAGACGCATTTTCATACCTTTACCCCATTCTATTTTTTCCAAAACATCTATATCAAGCTGCAACATTAAACCACTCCGGTATATCACGTTTTGTCCAAGCCATTTTAAAACGATCTTGTTTAGTTTGATAATATTCTTGATAAGAACGTACAGGATCTCCTATATGTATGCATTGAGGTTCGTGTTGCATTGCAAGAGCAAAAGGTGTGAGTCCTTTATTATAATTTAGATTTTTTGGTGGAACAGACAAAATTTCTTCAAGCAGAATTTGTGTGTTGTGAACTTTATCATAGCGATATTGATATTCTACACAAAGTCCAATAAAATGTTCATAGTGCCAAGCATAGTTACCTATAGATTGCATAGTCCATACTGTACAAGGATGATTATGATGAACTGCTTTGTATAAAGTATTTTCCATATTTGCATCCGGATGAACCCAGTAATTTATCATTCTTTTTCCAGACTTTGAAAGACGTTTTTCTATATAGCCATCCAACATTCTATGAGCAGTAGATAGCATTTGAGCCGATTCTACTATCATTTTAACTACGTGTTTATCACACTGTAATTGTGCAGATTTGATAGGATTACTATCAAGTACAAAAATATTCATTGGTTACTCCAAATAAGTTATGTAACTATAATACTATATTTTAAGAGATTTGTAAACCGTTAAGTTTACAATTAAGTATTATGCCGCCACCTCCATTACCGATAATATGTGTTTATCTAAAAACTTTTTCTTTGCTTCAATTTTTTTCACCAATTCTGTTTCCCCTTCTTCAATTAACTGGTCTGTAAATGTATTTAATTCTTCAGAATCTTTAATTAGTCTTTGTAATTGATGATCGGACATTATTATCTCCTTTAGAAAAGTGAAAGCTGGCAATCCCTTGGAAAGGAAGCCAGCTACAAAGTTTTTAGATTGATTATTATTCATTATTAACCTTTTTGTATTAAACCCGGATAAGCCTCCTGTACTACTGTTTTTGATATACCTTTTATGGATTTTTTACTAACCATGTTTATTACAACCTTAGCGTCTAATGGGTGAATTGATTCTAATAGCCTAATATAAATATTTTCCCGTTTAGCTTTTAAAACACCTCTGGAATCGGGAGTGTCGACAATATATCTAAATTGTGTATTTTGTCTTAATAGATTTGAAGGTGTACTTTCTTCTTTATTAGGAGTATAAGGCGGTTCTCCTTTTGGAACCAACCATTGAACAGCATCATCATATGTACCCCTAAGAACATCTTTTAATGCCCAAGATTCGTTTGCTCTCAGATATTCAATTTTTTCGGCTTTAGTTCTTTTTTTACCAGCTTCTTCAATAACTTCATAAATTAGTTTTGCCATTCTAAATAAACTCCTGTACATTCTCTAGCAATAACTTACATCTTTTTTCAACAAGAAAAGGAAAAACTTTACCTTTATTTTTATATTGGTCTTGTTCAATAAAAGTATTTATAATTTCTTGTTTTATATTTTCGGGACATTCTGAACTTTCTGTTAAATCAATCATCTTTTTATTTCGAAGATAGTTTCTATAAACATCTTCTCCAAGAGATTTGGGATCTTCAAGTAAGGCTTCTTTCTTTTTCTTTGAAAGAACATTTTGTCGGCGGCCTTCTACTAAACATTTATCATCAGATAGAACATTAGGTACACCATCTCCACCATCACCTTTTAGAATATGTTCTGCAAGATAAAGTCTAGGATTAGATTCGTCTATAAATTTCTTAGTAATGTTAGAATATTGTCTTACATTATTATATTTTTGTAATTGACGAAAATCCTTATCTGCAGATACAATCATAACATCTTCATGATTACCAAATTCTTGTGTCCACTTTACTAGTTCTGCTATAGCATCATCTGCTTCACAGCCCCATTGATGTATTACTTTATATGGAAAGTTTTCTTTTAGCTCATCTCTTACCATACCAATAATACGAAAAGCTTCATCCCAATCAATTTTGGATTCTTCTCTACTTTTAGTGCGATTGTTTTTATATTCTGGATAAACTTCTTTACGCCAATTGCCACCACCATCAGCAACAATAACTATTTCACCATATTTGTCTTTAAACTTACTTCTATACATTCGTATAGAGTTTAAAATCATATGCCGAATTAGATTTTCATCTACACCAGCATGACCCATTACAATAGGAGCAATGGAAACACCAGAGTAATCAATAATAATCATAATATATTCCTTTTATAACTAAAAACATTCTATAACATATATTGGTTAAAGTAAACTAATCAAAAGAATAACTACAAGAAGTATTAGTATTATAGGTAATCCAAATATGATAAACATACCTATCCAAAAGTTTCTTCTTTGTTTTTTGGGCGGTAATGATCTGTTCCAATATATGAATTTTTTTATGTAGTATTTTACACCATCCACAATAAATTCAAAGAAAAAGTGACGAAGTAACCGAACTATAATAAGTACAGGAGAATATATGACTTCAAAAACAACAAGAAAACAATCAACACATATGTCAACCATACTGTCAACAGTCCATAAATCTCGCCACTTTTTTCTAAACTTAGCTAGTTTTCTTTTTGTTTTCCATTTCAGCTTCATCTACTTCTTGCTGTGATACAACACCTTCGCTGATAAGTCTTTGTCTATTTTTCATGTGCTGAGCTTGAACTTCTTCTTTTGATCCACCAAAGTAAGGAACACAGTGACCTTCTTCAATCATAATCTCTGTAACCAAACGACCATCTGCTGCTCTGAAATCCCCTAAGATACGACCAAACTTACCTTTCATATCTTCGCCATCTTTATCTTCGGTTGTGATCAGTTTAGCGTCTTTTTCTAATAATTGGTATAGTCTATTTTTTGCAGCTAAGCCAAATAATTTTTCTACTTTATCTGATGTTCTTGATTCAGGAGTATCAATACCCATGATTCTCACTCTTTCGTCTTTAAGTTGAATTTTAAATCCTAGATCAATATCTACATCAACTGTATCACCATCAACTACTCTAACAATATGTACATCATACTCGTTCTGATTGGTCATGGGTATCTCCTCGTGTTATTATCCCTTTGACGTGTTTAGAATGAATTTTTCCTCCAATAAATTCATTATAATACTCATCACTAAATAATACTTCACGATCAATTTGCTCTTTCATTTCAAAGTAAGTCATCTCACCTTTACTTTTGCATAATCGGAGAATTTCCCTTTTAAATCTTTCTGTACCATGAGTTTCAACCAAAAGTTTTACTTCATCATTTGACCCATGATATTCTCTCCAGTCAGATTCTTTTTTAACTACTCTTTTACGTGATTTTCCTTTTAAAGGTTTTAATCTTTTTGTTGACCAAAAAGTTTTTTTACCTATATATTTTTTATTATTATGTAAATCTGTTATACAATAAACAAATCCAACTAAAGATTCAAAATCAAAATTCTCTGGATCAAATTCTTTATCATTAAAATACCACAATTAATTTACTTTCTATAAATTAAGTTAGTCTAACTCTAACGGTTCCGCCATTATCATAATATGCTTTACCTTTATAAAAAAAATAGCCTTATATAAAGATATAAAGCTATTTATATATTATTTTATTATTTTTAATTTATCAATTAATCCGAATCATCTTCTTCATCTAAGAAATTTGCAGGAGTAACATGACCACATATGGGACAAAACTCTGGTTCTGGAGAAGAATTTTCTACTGTTACCTGAGACTGCTCGTCACAGATTTCACACTCAATGTAATAATATTTCATTTAGTTTTAACCCTCACATGATGCACAGTTCATGATGTCACGAACCAGTTCTTGTGCTGGATTAGCACTGCGTTGATAGTAAAAAGTTTTAACTCCTAATTTCCAACCTTCAATAAGCAAAGCATTTACATCTTTAGCTGGTACATCTGGATGAATTAGAATATTTAAACTCTGGGACTGATCTATATACTTTTGTCTTGCAGCTGCCTGTTGTACAATAGAAAGTGGAGTAATTTCACTAAATGTTTTAAATACATCTTTTTCATTTTGTGTTAAAAATTCAAGATGTTGTACTGAACCCCCACGCTTTAGAATATCTACCCACGTTTCTTCGTTATCTCTACCGTGTTCTTCTAAACATTTTTTTAGATATGGATTACGATATGTAAACTTACCTTTTGCTAAATCTTTTGTAAAATAATTAGAAGCAAGTGGCTCAATAGATGGTGATACTTGACCGAGAATAAAAGATGAAGAAGTTGTTGGAGCAACGGCCGTTCTTGTTAGATTTCTTTGTCCTGTACCTAACATACCTTCTGGTTCACCATATTCAATTGCTAATTCTTTAGATGCCTCTAATGAACGATCATCAATAAATTTACTAATCTTAGCTGTAAGTAAATGTGCATCAAATGATTCAAATGCAATCATTTTAGATTGAAGATAAGAATGCCATCCTAGTTGTCCTAAACCAAGTGCTCTCCATCTATAAGCAAAGTTATATGCAGATTGCATAAATTTAATATCTTTTGTTTTTTCACAATATTCTTCCATAACTGCATCAAGAAACCAGATCATAGTTTCTACTGCATCTGTTTCCATCCACTCGTCTGCCATAAGTAAATTCATAGATGCTAGATTACAAACAAAGGATTCATCTTGAGACGAAGGTAGACAAATTTCGGAACAAAGATTTGAGGCCCAAATTGTAATATCTTTATCTCTTAAAACTCTTGGTTTATTTTTATTTACTGTATCTTTAAAAAATAGATATGGATATCCGGACTCTCTCCGCTTCCTTAGAACTCTTGCCCATATTGTTCTTTTATCAGCATCTCCATCAATCATAGATTGCATCCATTCATCGCCGATACAAACACCTAATGACATATTAATAATAGAAGATCCTTCTTCACGAGCATCAAGGAACTCCATAATATCTGGAGACTCAATATCAAGATATGCTGCAAATGAACCCCTACGAACATTTCCTTGTGCTACAACATCAACGGTGGTTTCCGTTAAGTTCATAAAGTGAACTGGTCCGTCTGCTGTACCTCCACTTTTAATAGGAGCACCACGATGTCTTAAACTGCCATAATATCCAGAAGTACCTGCTCCCATTTTTGTTTGCATACCAACTTCTGCGGTTTTTAAAAGTATAGACTCCATATTATCTTCAATATAAACACCATTACAAGATATTGGTAAACCTTTTTTAGTACCGAAGTTTGACCATACTGGTGAAGATAAAGAATAATAACCTTTACTCATATAATCATAAAATTTATCAGCAAAGCCTTCTTTATCTAAAATTTTCTCTGCGGTCCATGCAATAATTCTTACACGTTCTTCAACCGTCATATTTCCGTCTATATAACCTCTACTTAAAAAAGTACGAGAGTCGTCGTTTGCCCATTCAAATCCCATATTGTTCTCCATTAAAATAAATCATCTGCAGATATGCCGCGACCTTTTGCATATTCAACAGGACGTTTTTGGAAAAAATCAGTCATATTTGTACCATATAATTCTTCATCAAACCAAAAAGTTTCATTAATATAATCTTGGTTATATATTATTTCACTATTATCAAATCCTATCTGTTCTAAAGAATCTGCCATTCTTTTTGCAATGAAAGATTTAAGAATTGGTGCACTTAATCCCTTTACTTCATAATCTCCCATAATCCAATCAATTACTTTACTTTCTGCTTTTAATGCATCAATGCACTCCTCTTTTACTCTTGCTTCTAATTCTTCATCAAATAGTTCTGGATATTCTTCACGTAGAGTATTAATTAATTTAATACCAACTTGAGCATGTAACATTTCTTCATTACGTGTATATTGTACTTGTTGTGCACAATCTTTCATTACTGCTTTATTTCTATTCATATGCATAATTATATAAAATTGACTAAACAAACTTACATTTTCTACAAATAAAGTAAACAGCATAATTGAATAGATATATTGTTTTTTATCATCAACATAAACTTTATTATTATATTTACGAAGATAATCAACACGTTTTTTAATAACTTCTACATTTAAATTTTCTTCAAATACGTGAGTTAAATGTAATACATCAAGAATCTTTTCATAAGCCATATTATGAATTACTTCAGAATTTGCCATAGCAAAACCTAAGTCTTTGATAGATGGATGTGGCAAATTATTACCAACTTCTGCCCAAAAAGATTTAACTGCTATTTCAATTTGCCCAATAGCCGACATAGTTCTTACTACTATTTCTTGTTCTTGTGGAGTTAAATCTGTTTTAAATTGTGAATAATCAGATCTAAAATTAAATTCTTCTGGGGTCCAAAATCCTTTCCAAATTGCTTCAATAAAATCTTTAGTCCAAGGATAAAGGTCTGGTTTTCTGGCTATTTGTTCTTGAAATAACATTGGCATCTTTCTTTTTATAGCACGAAAAATACTATACCATAACTAATTAAAATTATGGTATTGTAATAAAGTGCAGTTGTATGTATTGTTTAGTTGTTGGTACTATTATATAGTATTACAAGGTTTTTGTAAATATCTATATGAGCTATTTTTTTCAAAAAAATTACTAAATATTGTTATTTTTTTATTTACATCTATTAAAAAAAATATTATAATAAAAGAGTACTTGGTTGAGAATAGGGAATACTATCCTTTAAGTGGTTCTGTTGGTGGTGTAAAGTTTGCGGTGTATCTTGCTAGACCACTGGTAAATCTAGCGTCTTGAATATATCCCTGATAAAACCCGTCTTGGGCCCCACTTGCTCCAGACTTACTTGAACCTATTTGGAGTGGGTCATTTGAAGAATAAGGAGCAGTTGAGCTGGCTTGAGTTTGTACCACTGTGCCATCTACAAATAACCTGTAGTTGCTACCATCCCAAGTTAATGCAATATGGTGCCATGTATTTGTATTAATAGTGCCACCTGACAATGCAGAAATATTGTTTGTGGTTCCATCATAACTTGCATATAACATCAGAGATGTTCCGTCAATGCGAAGTATAAATGATTTCTGGCCATTACTGTTGTTCCATACACTAAAAACATCATCTGCGCTGGCACCCGTTCCTGCTGTGACTGGTTGGTAAATCCAAGCTTCAGCAGTAAATGAATTACCAAAACTTACTACACTAGATGTTATATAATCGCCCGTCCCATCAAAATACATTGACTTAGTATCCGCAAACTTAACCTGAGTTGTTGAACCAGTAGTATTACCAACCAGCTTTAGGTTAGCGTTTTGAGACTTATCTATGATGGAAGCATCTGTTCCGTTAAGAAGAAAATCAGTGTTTGTTATGGTAGATAGTGGTGCTGTTGGTGGAGTAAAATCTGTAGTATATACCCGCGATTTAGTAATACGAAGATCTTGTATATTGCCATTTGCGTAGCCACCATTTCCAGAAACAGTGCCGACCCATCTTCCAATATTTAAAGTAAAATTTGGATTAGAATTGCCGTAATTAAATGTAGTAGCATAGTAGAGACCGTTTATACCCCACCTAGTCTCAGTTTTTACTAATTTTCCGTTCACATACACTTTTAATTCTTGACCAGAAACATTAAGAGTTACAGCAACATGATTCCATGTGTTTGCTGTAACTACATTAGGATCCGTTGTAATTTTAAAAGACTGACCATCTACTCCATTTGCTATCTGATATATTATAGCACCATCACCGCTTAGAGATGTTATGAATGTAACACCATAACCGTTGTTTACTGTGTTTGTATTAGTGGATATTATCTCCATACGAGATGCTGTGCTTGTAGGATAAAACCATGCTTCTACTGTATAATCTGTAGAACCATCATTTAAAAATTTCCAATTAGCCTGACTTCCTGCCGTTAAATAATCTCCAGTTCCATCGAAATATACAGAACCTCCGTAATCTACTACTGAGTATTCTAAGTTGTCGTATGGGCTGAATGGTTTTGTTGAGGTGTTGCCGTTTATTGTGATCGTGTGACCGTTAGAGGAACCGTCTGCTATGTATGGAAGGTGGCAGGTAAGTAGAGAAGTAGAATATCCTGTTCCTGAGACATCAGTAAGGCGTTCGGTAGGTGGAGTGAATGCTGATGTGTAAAGAGCAGTACCATTAACTATCCGGCAATCAGATATATAACCGCCAAAGTAATTTGTTCCAGTACTTACCTGCGCACCAACCGTTAAAGATAACGTGCTATCAAAATTTGTTGTGCATGAAGCAGATGCTACTTGAGAACCATCGACATATAATTTTAAAGTACCACTCTCTCTAGTAGCAACTATATGGTGCCAAAAGCCTACTTTAATAGTAGAAGAACTTGGATCTTGAGCAATAACACCGTCGGCCACAGTCCAGAAAGCTATAGAGTTGCCAGTATCTCTATAGTACAATTGGAAGCTTCCATTATTTCCAGAAGTATATCTTTCAAAAATTATTCTATTACCTGATGTACTATCCATACGAACCCAAGCTTCTAAAGTAAAGTCGCCTGTACCTAAATCTAGCGAAGCATCGTCAGGAACACTTAAATAATCCCCAGACCCATCAAAGTAAGTGCTATATCCACCATGACGATAGGGACTAAACGTACCAGCATGAGCATCACCGTTTACGGCAATAGCGTGGTTGTTAGTGGATGAGTCGGTAATGTCATTATTATCACCTGTATCAGTTGCTGTTGCTAGTAAAGTTGTATATTTGCTATTTTGTATTGTGGTGATAAAAATAAGAGTAAAGCTTGATACACTAGGAAGAATATTAATACCGTCTGATGCTCTAAATGTAATTGATCCAGTTAAAGTTACACCTTCTCCTACTTCGGTAACAGTTTTAGGTGTAATTGTAAAGACAGATGAGTCTTGACTGATAGTAGACATGCTATCCATTGAACCAGATGTAACATAAGAATATGATATGGGAAGACCTTCTGGATCTGAAGCGGCTAATGTGATAACGGTAGCATCCTGTGGACTGTCAGCATCTAATGCATAAGATGCAGCGGGTTGCCCTCCAGAGTCCCACGTAGGTGTGGTGTTAATCAAAGCAATCCTGTACCAGCCCGTTCCATTCCAGATGTAAAGATTACTTCCTACCAATCTTTGATCACCGACAGTATTACCTGATGCCGACAAGGAGTTTGTATCAGAAACTTGTTCAATTGTAGAAACATCATCACCCAAAGCTGCTGCTTCTATCTTACCGGTATTAGAAACCGATTGAGAAAAAGTTTCAATCTTAGGAGGTAATGATGTTTCTACTATATCACCTGAAGTATTAAGAAGTTTACCTAGCTGTTGCCCTCTTGATGGCATATTTTATTTTCCTTTTGTATAAGCCTGTGCTCCAAAGAATGCTGCAACCAAAGCAGAAATAGCTACAAAGTATGTAGGAGCAATATCGCTTAATAGATTGGCGGCTGTCTCCAATCCAAAGTATCCTGTTATAATAATACCTACTGGATATAAAAGCATTCCCCAAAGTGCAAACCAGGCCATCTTACGAATCTGGTCTTCCTTTGCATCTTCGTTTCTTCTCATTTCAATAGTATGTTCAAATTCTGCTATTTCTTTTGCTCTTGCCATTTCTTCATCTGTTATAATACCGTCACCATCTACATCAAGTGCTGCATACTTGGAATCGGGTGTGAGTGTCTTTGCTGCTGCCATGTTAAATCCTCTCTGTTAGCAGGACATAACAAAAAACATTATTTATTCTGTAGCGGCTTCTTCAGCTACTTTTTCATTTTCAGTAGTTTCTTTATTTTTTTCTATAAAAGTTTCGATAATATTATTAAGTTTATCGTGTACCACTCCAACAGCACTTAAATCTTGTGCTTTAAATACTCCTCCTCGAGTTGCTGCATCAATGATTGATCTCATTACAGCCAAATCTTGGATTGTAAGTTCATTATTCATTTCATTCTCCGTTAGTAAAAATTGTAATATTATTTATATAGTCTATCTATATTAACCTTTAAGTGGTTTTGTTGGCGGTGTAAAGTCTGCGGTGTATCTTGCTAGGCCTTTGGTGAAGCGGAAGTCTTGAATGTAACCTTTAAATGCTCCACCTGTGCTATTTGAAATATTGCCCCCTATGTATCCCGTGCGAGAAGAAATACTACCAGAATAGGTTTGAGTGCCTATTCGTATTCCGTCTATATACATACTAACAGTGGAACCCGACCTTACAACGGCTACATGATACCACTGACCTGTTGAACTTGTGCTGCTGGGAACAATAAAATTACTTCCAACTCTACAACTAAACTTATCTACATCGGTCGAAGTATCATAAGAAAGCACTATCCTATTACCAACCGTAGCATCCCAAACAGAGGTAAAACAAATTGGAAATGATTGTATTTGGCTTTCGGGGTAAATAAACGCCTCAAATGTAAAATCTCCGCTCAGCGTAGGCACTGTGTATGCTATTTCATCTGCATTTCCATCAAAATACATTGACTTAGTATCCGCAAACTTAACCTGAGTCGTTGAACCAGTAGTGTTTCCGACAAGCTGTAGATTACTGGTTTGTGATTTATCAATAATAGAAGCGTCTGTTCCGCTAAGTAGTAAACCAGTACCACTAGTTGCTGTTAGCGGTACTGTTGGTGGTGTAAAGTTTGCGGTATATAAAGCAGTTCCCTTTACAGTTTTTAAATCGGATATATACCCTTGCCCATAATTTGGTGTTATTCTGTATCCAACCGTAATAGTATGTTGTCCAAAGCCGTAACTGGTAAGAGCTGTATCGGTTGTGGAGGCTTCTTCTACGCCATTGACATATATTCTTACTGATGTTGAATCTCTAACTAAAACGACATGATTCCACTGATTTTTAGGAGCAACATTTGAACTTGTAACTATGGAGCCTCCTCCAGCATGTCTAGCAAAACTAACTGAACCGTTAGTGGCTTGAATGCCAAAGAATGCTCGGCTCGTATCTGTTGTTGTTAGAACAGGAGCGTTTTGCCAAATACTAAAGTAATCCGTTCCTGTATTATAGACCCATGCTTCAATAGTAAAATCTCCAGTACCAAAATCTAATGCGGCATCATTGGTAATAGTTAATAAATCCCCAGTCCCATCAAAATAAACAGACCCGCCGTGATCAGTAGCTGAGTATTCATTGTAATAATCGTAAGGGCCGAATGGTTTTGTTGAAGTATTACCGTTTACTGTGATTGCATGAGCGTTGGAAGAACCATCTTTAAAGTATGGAAGGTGGCAGGTAAGAAGTTTGGTGTTTGTTACGGCAGTCAGTGGTATAGTTGGGCCACCTGATGCTGGTGTTATCGCTGA